TTGCAGCTAAATTATATTTAAACAGATTTTCAGGTATATTAAGTAAATTATAGCAATAGTAAAATGCATCTTCGAAATTACTTGCATTAATATTATATTTAAATAAGTTTTCTGGTATATCTACTAATGCATAACAATATGAAAATACCCAGCCAAAATATGATAATTTTGGACAATATTTAAATAAATCTTCTGGAATTGCAGTTAAAACTGTACAATAACCAAACATTTCAGCAACAGTTGTTAAATTTTTACAATATTTTAATAATCCATCAGGTATAGATTTTAGTTTATTACAATAATAAAATGTATCTTGTAAATCTGTAATATGATCATTATATTTAAATAGATCTTTATGTATGCTATTTAAATTATAAGCATACATAAAACATTGTTTACTATAAGTTAATTTTAATAAAGGTGAATCTAATGAAATTAATTTATATGCATTATTATTTGTTGTATATAGGTAGTTATAGAATCGAGGCATATAACCACTTTGTGTACTTATTGTAATTTGGTATTGTCCAGCTCTTGGATATGTATGTGTTAGCTGGGCTTGTGTCCATGAAGATATATAACTTAAATATGTTGTAGTATTATCACCCCAATCTATAGTTACATCTTCATGTCTATTTATAAATTCAGTATTGTATACAATTGGTAAAATATATGTTGTATCAGTTGATGTTGAACCATCCGATACTTTTGTTGTATCTATAGAAAATTTAAATTCTTTTTTATCAAAGAATAATTCTATAGTTTGATCTTGTGTGATTTCTACATCTGATGCAGTTAAATCCATATATCCAGGTTTTGTTGCTATATAGCTTATTTTTGTACCTGGTTTCACGTATAGTCTATTTGGATTTTGATATAATATATCATTCGCAGAAATATTTATATCATAATTTTCTATATTAGATTCAAATTTGATTTTGTAATATCCACTTGGAGTAAACATTTCATCTGAAGAATTGTATATAAACGCATCTTCGTTTGGTGCTACAATTGCAATATTACTTTTTAATAATTGAGTACTTACAACATCACTCGCTTGGCTTGGATTCTCTCCTAATAATGTTTCTGCATCTCCAGAAGTTAATGTATTTCTATAAGCATTAACTGACATTTCATTACCAGTGTATTCAAATTCTGGTACATAAAATCCTTTAAATTCTGAAACTTCATATTCATCTTTTAAATAAGGAGCCCATGTAATTTTATTATCTTGCATTACGAATGTTTCAGATAAGTCAATCATACCAGGAGAAGCAATATAGCCACCTCCACTTGCATATTGTGTTCCGAATACATTTGTTGTATTATTTGGAGTTACTATATTTCCATTATCATGAGTCATAATTAAGTTATATTGAGATCCATTTATTGATGTATAACAAGCATAAAATGATCCTGTCCACATTAAACGAATCCAATACCATTTTCCTATATCCCATGAACCATAATAACCATCGATCATGCTTTGACCATAGTTATTACCAAACCAAATATAGAAATTTTTATCTCTATATGCAGTTAATACAATTCTATCACTAAAATGAATAATATATTGGTGATTTGGACTTGTAGTCATTAATTTAACTTTGACTTGTATCATCCAAGGTTTTGTTGTATCAAATCTACTTAATCCAGTAGCACTGATATAACCTGTGTTATATCCATTGAATCCAGAAGCAATTTTATTCGATATACCAAATAAATTATTTGAGCTATTCCAGGAATAATTACGCTTTTCTTTTATTTTAATGGGTAATTCTTTTTCATTTATAATTATTTTTGTTTTATTGATATCTATTTCACCATTAAAATATTCACCTGTAGCAGTCCAGCCATTACCAATTCTTAAAATAGAATTGAATATTTTTTCATAACTAGTCCAAGTAGTTTCTAATTCCCAATTTTCAATTGGCGGTAAAGTTTCTAATGTATAATTATCATCTATTAAACCATATATATAATATACATTATTTTTATAAATCTGTCTTACCCATATCCAAGTATTTATTGGATATGCTGTTTCACCAAATGTCCATTGACTTAAATTATATCTTCCCAACTTACCATCAGAGCTAAATCCGATTGGTGTATTATTTGTATCTGTTGTACTTGCAGAATACGCCGGTCCAAATACATCTTGTGTACTGTCTCTTAAAGCATTTAATTTAACACATGTAATTATATCTGATGTTTGTACTTCACTATTACCTATATTAAAGTGTATATAATTTGAGGCAGAGAAACCAGAATATATACCATTATTATTAGTTAATGATCCAACAATATTATAGTTATTATATTCTGTTAAAGTATCTTCTTTTTTGAGTGTTTGTACAGTATATTTTGTTAACAATACATTTTCAGATGGAGTTTCTTCATTATACGGTTTCCACCAATATTTATCATTGAGTTTTATATAGCAACCTGTTAAATCAATTGTATTTTGCCAGAAATCATTATTTGCTTGTGAGCCATAGCAGAAAATAGAACTCCATCCAAAGCGTAAGAAATAATCAGATATAGAATAACTAGTATTGTTAAGTAATGTTCCAGCTGCGTTATATAAATATATATAAATATAACCACTAGAATAATAGCATCTTACAGTATAAGTAGTGTTTGTAGATAATGTCCATAAATCATACTCTTGCCAATTATTTGTTCTTAAAAACGAAAGTCTTAAATACGAATTATATAATCTTACTAATAGTGGTTCAGACATTCCAAATAAGTTATGTGTACCAGATAATGAATTTGGTGTTTTAAATTTAACTGCTATATCAAAAGTATCATTATACTTAGCAATGAATTGTTTTGGTAATACAAAAATATTATTACTACTAAATCCTGAAACTATACCATCATTAATTTGTAAATTACCAAAAGCATAGAAGTTTTCATTTTCGTGTTGCACAGGTGCTTCTTGCTCACCAGAGTCATTAACATTTGATGGTTTTATTTTACCTGTTAAATTAATTTCTCCAACGGCTGTATAATTAGAATTACTACCAGATGATGAATTACAAGTTAATCTCCAATATTTATGTCCAGCTGTTTCTGCTATTGGAATATTCCAATAAGCTAAAGCTGTTTGATTTGGTGAATTTCCGCTAACATAATCAACAAAGGAATCGCCATCATCACTATATGAAATTACATAAGCATTTATATAAGATCCATGATCATGTCTATTTTGAACTTGTATATTTGATAAAGCTACCGGATATGGGTTATACCATTCAATCCAAGATGGATGTCCTATTGCAGAATGCCAATAATTAGTACTACTAGATGTACAAGGTATACCATCAAAAGCTCTCCAAGCCTCTGTACCTTCCCCTAATATAGATGAAGCAGCTACAGCAAAATAATCTCCGCCTATTGTTCCATTAGCAGATAATATCGGTTGTTCAAAATCAATATCATCATCTTCTGTAACTATACCTTTCCACCATAATTTATTATCAACTTTAATATAGCATTCATTTAAATCTATTGAACCTAAAAACTTAGATCCATCTGATGTAGTACCATTTTGTAACCATGCACCGAATGTAGGTATAAATGAAGCTATTTTTGTAGAGTTATTGACTGTTATTGTATTTGTATAATTAGTATCATCTGTTGAAAAACTAAATACATAATTACTACCGTTATATACTAATTTTGTATAATATGTTGTATTAGGTGAAATTGTGTGTGATCCTAACACACCCTGAGTTATATTCCAAGAAGATCCTGTTGTATCAGAAGTTAAATATAAACAAAATTTACTTTGATTTACATTCATCGCAACAGCACATCTAGGGGTTTGTGTTGTGCACATAAATATTTGATTATCTGTAATATTACTTCCAGTTGTAATTTTCATTTTTATTTCAAAATTACTAAATGTATTTTGAAGAGTTTTATTATAAACAAGTCCTGTATTATTTACGCTAAAGCCGGAAGCGATATTATCAGAAGATATTTCTACATTACCAATAGTTTTAAATAAACGAATATAATTATTTTCAGTATATGGTTGCCATACAAGAGAATCATTAACTTTAATAGATGATTCATCTAAATATATTATTCCTGGAAAAGCATTTGTACCTTCTGCAGCATTATCGCCTATTTTTAATACAGCTGTTGAGTTTTGATATAATAATGTAGTATCAGAAGAATATCCTTCTTGTGTCCAATTTTTACCATCAGTGGATAAATATATAGTATATCCATCAGTAGAATTATATTTCGCTTTTATCCAATATTTTTGATTTAATGAAAGGGTACTCGAACTAGTTAATGTTATTGGGTAAGCATATTCACCAGTTGTTGAAATTCTAAGTTGTAAATTATTTGAAGAATTTATTTCAAATCTAAAACTTGTTTTTGAATCAATTTGCTCTTTATCAAAAATACTACAATTTGCTGTAGAATTACTTATTAATTTTATAGCGGAAACAACTTCAAATGATGTAGTCGTATTATTTAAAGGATCAGAGAATGTTAAATAATCAGTATCACTAAAGTTATAAGCTTCTGTATATGTAACCGTTGGAGTTCCAATAATACTAAAATTTATTGTTTTTTCTGCAGCACTTTCTGGTATATATGCAAATTCAGGCTTCCACCATAAGTGGTTGTTTATATAAATATTTGTAGCACTTAAATCAAAATTACCATCTGCTCTTAAATATCTTGTATCTTTATCCCACGGTGAACCAAAATAAAGTGTTGTTGGATGAATAACTGCAGTTGATTCTTTGCGACAAGCTACTGTCCAATTAACATTATCTCTAGACGCTAATAATTCATATAAACTACCATCAAATCTTAATTTTAAATAGCCAATTGAATTATTTTGTATAATAAAAGTATTCCAAACACTTCCATTTATTATATCCCACGATGAACCAGTACTAGATAGCCACATTTGTAACCATCCACTACTATTTGCACCAATTAACAGGCCGTTATCTCCATTTCTACTACCAAAAAAGTAAGTAGTTGCAGAAGTATAGTCATTTGATGTTTTAAACGTTAAATTTATTTCCCATGGATCATTTCCAGGATTAAATATTGTTGGTATAGTAGCATAATTATTTCCATTAAAATTAGAAATATAGGTATCACTAAATGTAACATCTCCGTTTAGTGTTAAATTTAATGTTGTTTTTCTTACATCTTTGTGCTTATTTCTAAGTGTTTTTACATCAATACTATCATATGCTTTCCACCATACTTTTCTATTAAGTAAAATATAACATTCATCTAAATAAATCTTACCGTGAAAAGGATATCTATAATATTGATCTCCATTATAGTTTCCACCAATTCTCCAATCACTTTTTATACTATTTATTTTTGTTGATGATAAAATTTCTGCTTCTTTTACAAAGTTTTCGCCATCCTCTGATAAATATAATTTATAGGCCGTTCCTGTAAAAGAAACTTTTACCCAATAGGGTTTATTATATTGTAATGTTGTATTACCTGTTTTCCAATTTCTTCCATCACCACTACTACCTGCTGTGGAATTAATAGAAATAGCTAAATTATTATTTGCATTTACATATAAACCATTTTCCCAACTAAGGCCTTGTGCAAAAATAGCTTGATTTGAACTTGCTTGGCCTGTTAAACCAGGACCGTTTAGTTCAAATTTAAAATTCCATTCCCAATTTGATGCATAATACGCATAAAAAGCAAATTGTCCATTTTGTCCAAGTGATAATACATCATCTAAATCAAATCCAGAAGCAATATGATTAATTATAGATACATTATCTATATTTGTAAAATTTGCTGTATCATATTCTTCTGGTATATCATAAATGTTTTTTAATTCGTTACGCTTTTTATATGTTAAACCTTCTGCATAATGTGTATTATTTACAATAATTGTTTCATCAGCAATCGTATAATAACTTACTGCACCATTATTTTGTGTTTTATAACTAGAGATAAGAGTCGTAGAAGGAGCACAAATTAAATCTGAAGAATCTACATCTATAGAAAACGGTCTATAAATAATATTACCTTCTTCTTCAACTATATCATTATTATCTGTTATATATGTATGAAGTAAATCAATTGTACCAGTAAAAGCTTTATCTGTAGCTGTAGACTTTTGTCCTATTCTATATTCTTTTGTTTGATCTGAAATACTAATACCTAAATCTAAGAAACTACCCATCAGTGTCCAATCGGTAGTAGTATCATCATGAATATAAATTGATTTAACTTTATTACTAGAAACTGCAATTTTTAAATAATATTTTGTATTTGGTTGAATATTATAAGTAATTACATTTTTTGATATTTCGTATGACCATGAATTCAAAGTTCCATTCGCTTTTGTTTCTAGTGTAAAAAATCCAGTAGCATGAACAATTGATTCATCACCGATTACAGCCGGAGTAGTAAAAGCAACATGTAATGTACTATTCCATATTTTATATTTATTATCTACTAATATCCAGCTTGTATCATTAAATCCCGATGCTATACCTTCATCTGTTACAACTACATCTTTACCAACTATCTCATAGTCTCTATTTACAGTTACAGTAGCTTTATTTTGAGGATTATAAATTACTTGTATTTGTGAATCATAAGGGATAAAATCAGTATCTGTTAAATCTATAACTTGGCCATCTTCAGTAATAACTACTGAACCTGTTTTATCAAAATATCCTTCTTTTGTTAATTTATAAGATACACGAGAGCCAATATGAGCATTAAATTGTTTAGTTAAAGTTTCACTCATTTATAATAATCCTACTTTAAATATATTATATAAGAACTATGATATATAAGAGATAAAGTAGATTATACTTGTGATAATCTCGTTTCAATATCTCCTAATACATCTTCAATTAACTGATTTACTTCTTCTTTGTTGTATGATAAAGGAATTAAAGCCCTTTCGTGAGCCTCTGTATAGACACCCTCATAAGTTTTATTTTCACTGTTTGTATGAAAAAAGAAATGACTATTAAAACCAAATGGAGAACTTTCACCTAAATTTCCATCATTAAATGTAATACTTGTAGAACTTTCATCCCAATCCGAAAGGTCTGTCGCAGTATAAATTTTGTCATAAGGTAATAAAGCTACATAAACACCGTTCGAAAAACCTATGCGATTATTATTACCATCACCAGCTGTCGGTAATCCAACATTTGAAATATTTGTAAAAGTTGTAAAGTCTGTTGTAGTTGTTAAGCTTGAATCATAACAGAGAGCTACATACTTTTCACCATCATAGATAAAATCTTTAATATTTCCACCACCAGTAGAACCACCATAATACCAAGATGTTTTTGATGTAGCGTATGCCCAAATTGTAAAACCATCGCTTGTTACAAACTTTCCATTAAGATATTTTACCGGTTCATAATTAGTAGGATATCCAGAAGAAGCCTCCCAATTTATACAATCAGTTGAAAAGAATACACCTGTTGAGTATCTTCTACAATATACAATATCGCCATCTAATCTACCTAAAGCAAAAGATGAAGAAGTATAATCACCTTTATATCCACCTAACCATTGCTCATTTTCTTTATCAAATGTATAAAGATAGCTACTATAACTTGATTGTTCGTATAAATACAAAATATTTTCAAAATACTGTAAATAAGCAGAATATACAGGATAATCCCTTGTAATAGCCGGCATTTCTGTCCAAGTATTTGCATCAGAGCTTCTCCAAATTTTACCATCTGTTGTTTCTGCAAACACTTCTGATGAACCATTATTAGCAAAAGCTATAAAATTTTTAGAAGCTTCTGCCCATTGAACGGTTGGGGGTAATACTGTGTCAGAGTATTGTTTAAAAGTACCATCAACACTTGTAAATATTGTACCTGATGTAATAGATTCTCCATTATAAGTACCATTAGACAGCAAAGTTGTTTCTTGTGCTGTAGAGAGACTCCTGTAAGTATTAGCATCTCTTACATCATAACTTGTTGAACCTATTTTAAGTTTTTCTACAATACTCATTTGTTATCCTCTCTTAGAATATAATTGTTTTTGTTGCAGCATCATATGTAGGCTGTGAACTACCTGTTTGTACTTCTTTCCAAATATAATTACCTGTATCAGAATCATATCCCATATTAATATAAGATTTTTTGTTTTGCATATCTGTTAATAAAGTACCGTCATATGACCAAGTTTGAGGAGTAGGAGCTTCATAAGCAGTAGATGGAAGATAAGTTATATTAGCAGCATCTCCATCTAATTCTACATTAATACTATTTCCTCCGTGTATTACTCTTAATCTTTGATTTAATAAGGTATCAACTTCTGATTTATTATAAGAAATATTTTCTAATATATTTCCTAAATGTGATATAGTATTAAAAGTATATATAGTACCTTCATATACATCCCATAATTCATTACCAATTAAAGTAGAATGTCCATGAGTAGCTATTTCATCAGACCAAGTGGAGCCTTGATCTAATGTATACCACATACTATTATTAATTTCAATAGCTACAAAGTTTCCATTGCAAATAAATCTTGAATAACCACCGGACCACCCGTCATTGTCTGGAAATATTTTATCAGAATGAGTCCAATTTAATAAATCGGGTGAAGTTTCTACAATATTACACCAAGCACCATTTAAATAAGCTGCACCATAAGCATAATAAATACCATCATTATAAGTAATTGCATAAAAAGTATTACATATAGGTGCGGTTTGAAATATTACTTCTATCCAAGTATTATCATTGGTAATATCGTCATTCGTATAAATATGTTTATAATCAGTTATAGCAATCCATTGCGTTCCATCATAAGTAATTCCATAGACATTACTCATATTAGAATTTATTTGTATCCAGTCTTTACCATTTGCCGAATAGCAAGGTGGAGCATAACCAAAGCATGCTACAAAATAACCACCTTCTAATGAAAATTGTGTAGTTGGTGTTCCTGGAGAGGTTGGTGATTCAATCCAAGTTTCTCCATCATCTTCTGAATATCTAAAGAAACCACTATTACCATCTTCACAAGCCCAAACACCATTTTTATATAAAGCTCCGACATGAGCTTCTCTTTTACTAGATATAATACTATTTGTAGATGTCCAATTTTCACCATCAGTTAAAGTATACCCATAATATCCATTATCTATTGGAATAGCCATGTAAAAATCGGTACCGTTTTTATCAATTTTTGTAACATAGTAAGATATTCCATCTGGAATTGTATTACCACTATCAACAAATTCTGTTTCATCTATAACTTGTTTTTTGGTAAATTTTTGGAATGTTCCATCATATTGAGTAAATATTGTACCAGGAGTTACAGCTTTTCCGTCATATGTACCATTATTCAACAAAATTGTACGTTGTGCTGCTGTCAGGCTTTGATATGCTTCAAGTTGTTTAACTTCAGACCATGTTCCATCACCACGTAAAAACTTTTCATTATCGGTTGCAGCAGGTGCAGGTACTAAACCAGCTGTACCAGCATTTACCCCATCGGCACCTGTGAAAGCTGAATAGGTAGTATCTGTTGCGTTAATAGAAGGAATACCAGCAAATGCGGATGCTGCCCACAAGATGTTACCGCTACCATCTTTGAAGTTTGTTTCTGTTAAGTCTATTGAGCCAGTGAAATATCTTGATGTTAAGGTATAAAAGTTACCCCAACCTAATTCAAGGTTATGGCTGTCTTGCTTACAAGGCCTATCAAAAGAGGTTGTAGATTTTAAATCATAACTTGAACCATTCTCTGAAACATATATTTTTATATCGGAGTTTTGTGTTACTAACAATCTAATCCAGTAGTCTTTATTAGTTGTAAGATAATAAGTACCTGAATTAGGTCTATAATATGTTCCATTAGAACCAGAAAAAATACAAGATATTTTACCAGAACTTTCAATTGCAGCATAAAAAGTAAAATCATCTGCACCAACAAAAGCAAAAACAATATCGTGAGATTGTAATGAACTTATATTGATTTTAGTATTGTATTCAAAAACATTATTACTGATTACTGAGTTCCAGATACTAGCTTTGTAAACATAACTAGAAGTTGAAAATCCACTAGCAACACCACCGGCAACTGTAACATCTGTACCGGCAATAGAGTAGTCATCTATTGTTGGTGTTGTAAATGTTATGTTTGTACCTGCCGAAGCTATATCAGTAAGTTTAATATCTGTATTTATTTCTGCCCAAGATGCTGTAGATCCATCTGTCGTTAAGAATTTTCCAGATTGCCCAGACTGTGCAGGAAGTGCATCTACTGTAGCCCAAGTACCATCACCTTTCAAGAATTTGGTATTGTCTGCTTTTGCAGGTGCTGGAACAATACCTGCTGAACCAGCAGTTGTTCCATTAGAACCAACCATAGCATTTGCTGAAATAGTATTATTTGTAATATCAATACCTGTACCTGGAGTTAATTTGGGTTGAAATGAAATCCAACCACTATAATGAGGCGTAGTAGGATTTGTGCCTGTTTCCCAATAGCTACATTCCCAATGATATGGTGCATAATTGCCACTTGTAATAATTACATGTAAAACTTTCGAAGCAACAGCGCTAGGCATTACTTCAACTACTGCTTCTACATTGCCTAATCCAGTAGGTAAACCTGATGAACAAGTTAACTCACCAATATAAGACATACCAGGGACAGCTTCTTGATCAGCATAAACATCATCTAAGAATTCTTGGAATGTACCATCTTTTGTCCATGTATCTTTAAATGAGTAGTTAGTCGTAATAGTAATATTACCAGAACCTAAAACAGAAGTACCGTTAACTGTTTTGATATTTTCACCACTAACTAATGTTTCTTGTGCACCAACGTCTGCAGCATTTAAATTAACATCCGATGAAAGGGCATGTCCATTAATTTCTGTTGTTTTAGGAACATATGCAGAAAAATCAACAGTTGGACCTAATGGATCCCATGTACCATCAGCAGTCCAAGCATAATTCATGTCATCTTCTTGTACATCCCATACATCACCTGTTTCATTTTGAGAAGCAGGAGGTAAATCAGAATAGTATTCAACTGAACCTTTAAACTTATATACCGTACTGATTTTTTGTTCAAGTTCGGCTATATCTTGAGTATTCTTTTCAACTTGTTCTTTTGTTTGTGTTGAAAGAGTTAATTGGTCTTGAAGTATTATGCTCATTATTCATCTCCAGAAACAATACGGTCATTAATACCAGCTTTTATCCATATTTCATTTGCATTTCCAATAAAAGCAAACCATTCGGGTAAACCAGCAACAATATGAATACCCTCTTTTAAATTATCACCCGTATCAAGTAATTCATTTAAACGAGGAACTAGCATACCATTTTTTATTTCATTAGCTTGAATTTTTTTGTAATTCTCATCTTCTTCTGTACCTATGTTTGGTTCAACGCCCGTAATATTTTTCTTTACTAAAAATAAATTATTTTTATATGACACAACATCATCCATTGTATAGGCAATAGAAGAACTCCAAGTACCACGTTCTGTAACAAGATGCGTTGAATTTGATCCTTTAATTTGAACTGTACCACCCGCTACATGTATTGAAGCAGAACCAACAGATGCAGCTGCACATTTGTAAATTTTATTTGTTTCTATTCTATTTGCCATGAGATATTACCTTTTTTGTAAATATAATTTAAATGCTATACCAATTAGAACTTTGATATAGCATTTTAATAACGTATAATTAAATTAGTATTACTTAGAGAATTATATAGTTATCTGTTTCCAAGTATAAGTACTTCCTGAAACACCGACACACATATAACCATCTTCATTTGTTGTATCTATATAGAATTGACCAATACTACCAACTGTTGATGTCGTAGGAGCCGCTGTACCTTGTAATGCCATACGCTCACCAGGAATTTGACCTGTTATACCATCTAATAAAACCCAATTTTTTCTATCGGTAGTACTAGCTGCATTAAATCCAACTGATAACGTTGAAGCATTTGAATTTGTTCCATAACCTATTTGTATTGCATAGTGAGCACTTGTTTTAGCACCCGCACCGATGGCTGTTGTAGATTGTCCACTAGCTTCTGTTCCTATTCCAATGGCTAATGCATTTGTAGACTGAGCTTTACTTGAATAGCCTATGTTTATACCATTATTAGCTGTAGAAGAAACACCATCGATTGTTAAACCATTTGTACCAGTAGCTGTGTTTTTAAGATCACCACTTGCACTTGCAGCAATAGCATCAGCAACTAATCCAGCTGTTACAATACGATAATATTCTGGATCACCGGGAGTCACAGGAGATGTAGGAATAGGGAGATTATGTCTAATACGCCAATCTGAACTTTGTTCAACTAATGCATCACCATTTGACATTCCAGGGAGATTTGTTAAATCTGTTTTTAATAAATTTGCACCTCCAATTGGTGGAAAAGTATTTACTGTACTTGCTGTAATTTCAGCATCTGTTGCTCCACTTACACCAGATGAAATTGTAATTGTACCAGTAATATCAGTACTTCCTTCTTCTGGTTTAAATTTATAAGATGTGATTGCACCACCAGCACCAACTGTTACTGCTTTTACAAATAATACAGGAACAGTACTTGTACCATTTTGATCTTCATAAGAAGATGTAGTAAATCCACCAGAAACTACAGTAGTAATATTAGATACTGAATATCTATATAAGCCTGTACTTACTAATGTAGAAGTAAATGTTACATTTGCTGAACCATCTTGATTATTAACTACATTTAATACATTGTGTGATGTTAAATCTGTAGCACCGAATTCTGGTGAAACTTTTGCTGATGTAATATTACCACTACTATCAACGGCTGTAACATCTACGGCTAAATAAGTACGATCATCACTTAATGTTATACCAGTATAATAATCGTTGCCTTGTATAAAACCTGTTCCGCCATCAACAATTGCACCATCTGTTTTATACTGATAATAGGCAGCATCGTTTGAATATAATAAATCCCATGTAGAAGCATTACTAAAATTCACATTCATTTTAGTACTAAGATCACCACCACCTCCACCTGATCCAACATAATCTACAACAGCTTGTGTTGTTGGATAATGATCTTGTACAATATTATTTGCATCTATTACAGTATCTTTATTTGTACTCGATTCAATACCTTGTGCTATTTTGATTGTATTCCAAGATGCAGTTGTGACGTTTGACAAATCAGCAGCTGCAAAGTTTCCAGTAATACTACTCATATCAACATTAGATAAATCGGCATAAGCTAAATCTTTACCTGAATGTTTACCTGTTTGTCCAGCTCCAGTTGCTAAATTAGCAGTATCAACATTTGACATATCTGCATAACCAAGATTTTTACCAGAGTGTCCAGTTCCTGCTGTAGCAAGATTTGCAGTATTTACATTGGACATATCTGCTTTTGCATAATTAACTAATAATGTTTCAATGGAATTTTCTTGTGCAAAACCATAACCGGATAATATTGAAATGATTCTACTTGCATCAGATGCAGTTTCAATGTTACTTAAATCTGCATATGCTAAATTCTTTTCGCCAAGGGCTGTTCGGTTTGTTGCTAAAGCTTTTGATGCAACATTGGCCATATCAGCTCTAGCCATTGGAATACCACCAGTAGTTATAGCATTATGTAAGCGTAATGTTGTATTTACATCTGTTCCAGTTCCATCTGCACCTAAGTCAACAACAAGTTCACCTTGTACGCCTGTAAATAAATCATTTGCACTTGTTGTTCCTCTTCTAAGAGCAACTGCTGTAGTTTGAACTGTACTTGCCATTTATTATTCTCCTTAAAAATCAATTCTTACTGAGCATTCAACTAAACCACTATTATCAAAGTCTTTTTGAATTATTTTTCCTAAGCATTTACCATTTTCAACTGTTGATGCACAACCGTGTTTAATTTTTGATAAATAAACTTTATCTCCAAATTTTGCCATACAGTTACCATCTAATCTTACTTTTACACGTCCAGCTAACGCTACTGGTAAATAGTGATCATTCTTTTTTGTACCTAATTGATAACCTGGTTTTTCAGAAATAACACCATTACATTCATTTACTGCTATAGAAATTTCTTTTTCACCACTGCCCATTGTAATTAATGTACCTGGTTCATAAATTTTATCTGCTTCATAAAATTCTGCAATATCTTGATACCATGCTCTAAATGCCATACCATAGAATGAAATTGAAGCGTCTGTAATATGTGGGTTATTTGCTTCTGTAAATGGTTCAGTTATACCTTTACCAACAAGAATTTCATTAAATTTAGTAAATGTATTAACTCTGATTGGATTTGTTAATGTATCACCGGGTTGTGTTGTATCACCTGCAATACCCTTTGTGATTTGTAAATAGTTTTTCTTTAATTCATATGGATTAATAGAAGTTGTAACCCCAGCGTTTATGTGTGTATATGATTGGGCTACTTCTTCATCTGTAGCATATCTTGTAGTACCATATCTTGTTGTTGTAGCTTCATTACGTAAATCTAAAGCTAATTTCAATGAATGTGGACCTGTGCACCAACCAACAAATGAATCGTTTACAGTTGTTGTCGGCATACCGTTTGCACCACAATATAAAGGTTTATTTACATCAGAAGCTGCAAAATTCCAACCATTATTTTGAATTTCCGTACTTGTAATTCTAAATTGTGCACCTTCACCGTATTGTGGATATTGGCTATATGGACTATAAACAGCATAAATTAAGCTATCATTAATATTAATATCACCAACGTTTGGACCAATAAATTCAAATGATTGAATCGCACCAGTATTTTGATCTGTGTCTAATACTCTGACTTTTAAGACAATATCTGTTGTTGAATTCGAAGCATAGGATAATAATAATAAATCATTTTCTTTATAAGATATACCAGCTTTTGGTGACTTTGTTCCAGCAGGCTCATTAAAACCATGAACTGTATAACTATATGAATGATTATCTGTATTATTAATTATTTCACCAGAAAATACAATTGAATTACCAATTCTTAATCCCATTGGTAAAGTTGTATTATTATTTGGACTTGCTGTAGAACCATTTGCTAATACATATTTTTCTAATGTTTCATCCCAACAAACAAAACGATAATTTGTAACATTTGAATCAAAATCATCGGCTGTAACAGTAATAAAATTATCTGTTGGATATACATATGACCAAATTTTTTCATTATTAACATTTTTTCCACGGGGTAATGCTAAAGCTGGAATATTTGTTCCATGTACATTATCGACTAAATAAACATTACGTGAATTTAATTCAGAATTTTCCATATTTTCTATAATGGAATCATTTGCAATTTCTGGTACTCTACATGTTTCTTGTGGTAATACTTCAAGATTTGTTACATATCCTAAATTGTTTAAAATCATATTGAAGTAGAAGATTAATTTATTACCAAATCTACTTACTGTTGAAGCATATTTTTTAACAGGACTTTGTAATGTAGCTACACCGAATAAAATATCAACACCTGTATCAGTATTAGCATTATCTTGCTTTGTTTCTTGGTTTTGTGCTCTTACATATAAACCAATAGATCCAATTGACCATTCATCATGACCAAAATCATCTGTATCACCAGCATTATCTGGTGAAAGTGTTAAAGTATATTGCAAACCACCGTTGGATGAGTTAAAATCCCATGTTAAAATTTCATTCAAAACACCCTTTTTAACAAATGCAGGATTATATGCTAAACCTGCTTGATCTGTTGCCACCCAATAGCTATTTACACCTGCGCTTGCAGAGAAAACAACTACACCTGTATTTTGAAATTCATTATCTGTCCAATTTACAATTTCAGTAACAGGTTGTGTAATTACATCAGAACGAATTTTTAAACCAGAAACATATAATCTATAACCACCATTTTGAGCATCTGCAAGGGCTTTAAGACCTCTGTTAGTAATTGTTAAATTATAGTTTGAATTGGGATTAACTGTTATCCAGTTTTGATTTAAATATTGCTCTAATTGATATCCAGCAGTATCATCACCGATAGCACAATATTGTCCTTCTGTTAATTCAGATGGGTGCGCCTCAAAATATGCATTTCTACTTGTAACAGGATCTGCACCAGTACGTGTTGCAAACCAGTAAGGACTATCTTCTGGAATGTATGTTAAAAGTTTTGATTTTGGAAGTAACATTTTTAACCCTTGCTTTAATTAAATTTTATATTTATTTAGAACTCATTTGGTGTTATAACACTTGATTCATTTCCGATATATTCTGTTAATGTAATTATATCATCTTGTTTATTATATGTGAGCGAATAATTAGGAATGACTGGAGTTGGTTCTACTGGATTTTCTTGATCTGGGGCAATTTGTCTTTCTGGATCACAAGTAAAACAATATTCTTGTGTTACAACTAAAGGACCACCGTTTGCATTAACAGCAAAATATCCAGCGTTGTTTTTACCACCAGAACTAGATCCTCCTCCACCACCGGCACCACCACCAGAACCAGGACCTTCGTTACCGCCGAAGGTATATATTTCAATAATACTATGTATATATAGAACAGTAGATGCTATGTCATAAAAAATAGTTTTAAACTCTTCTATAAATTCATCATAATTCATTTCAGGAGGAATTTCCGCAGATAATTGTACATGGTTTGTTGGATACCAGTTTTTAGGTCTATCCCATTCATACCATGTATACCAACTACCGATTAATTCATCTTCTACACTACCATAATCATAACTATTCACTTCTATATCTTCTACAGATCCGTAATCATAGGTTGGTGTAGGTTGATTTGGACCAGCTATTGGATTGGTAGTATATAAATTTAAAGGAATTTCAACTTCTTCTGTAACAGATTCACCAACTTGATTAATATAATAAATAGTTCGTGGTGTTTCAGATACATGTTTTGCCAATGTATTTTGTAAAATACCTGCACTTCTTGGATAATCTGGACTTGTATTACGTAATGTATCATTTAAATTTGCTAATTCATCTACTCGGCCATAGTCTGTAACATCTGTTCTAAATTCTTTCTTATATTGTGCACCTAATTCTTCAGCAGTACGAAAAGTAATATATCTATAAATTGGTGCAGGAACAGTTCCACCATTTTTAATTGGAGTAAATAATTGCTCTAATTTAATAATCTTGGAGTTTTCTGTCATTATATTATAGAAATTATAAGAAGGTCTTGTACCAACTTTTCTATAAAAGTTTGTTAATTCTTCTAATATACCATGTTTTTCTTCAATGGTCATATTAGTAATATCTATTTTTAAACCAAGAAAATCAATTAATTTTGTAATATGATCACTATCTACTTTATTTAAATTACGAATATTTTTTAAACGTTGAATACTATCATAGGCTTCGTCTAATAATAATCTTTGGAATGAAGTCAATAATTCTGGAAATAAAGTTTTTTGTAAATCATATTCTGATACATATTTTAATATAGATTTTGCTTCTGGTACTTGAATATAATATTCATCTTGCCCATAATACATTTTTGAGAATTTAGAAAGTGCAATACAATTAACAGTTGGTGTTTCAAAATCATTTCCAACTATTATAGCTTGTCCTGTTCCATTTTTTTCAGCAATTATCATTCCTTTTCTTACATCATCTATTGCTAATCTAGCCGCTCTAGAAAATGTAATTTTAGTATCAAAAATATCTGGAATTTTTCTATTATAATCATCAATAGGACCATATGTTAAATATCCAGGTAATCCAGAAAAGAAATAATTTGTTGTTTCTGTTGGTAATCTATAATATGTAATAAAATCATTATCTCCTAATTCAACATTAATTGAAATATTATATTCATCTATTGGTATGATTTTATCTTTTCCAATTAATTCACCATTTTTAAAGAAAATATATTTATCAGAGGAATATTGATAAATTGGTAATTGATAAATATTATCTTTTAATAATGTACTTTTTTGTACTTCATCTAAAAAGGTTAATTCTTTTGATAATAATACTATTACAGTACTTCCAGTTTCTGTTCCGAATGGAGAAGTAATAACAATTTTACCGTTATCTATGATAAAATCATATCTAGAGATTAATGTCCCATTTATAAAAATCATACAATTTTGATCTATTATATTGGGCATTATATTTTTAAATACATCCATTCCAGAAACTGTAGTATTTCCCGATGTTAATACTAATTTATATTCATAGTATTTAGCAGTACCGTTATTTAAAAATACACTTATATCTTTTTCTGCAGATTCTGTAAGATTTATTAAATTATCAACAATAGAATATAATTTTTTAGAAATGGCTTTACCCTCACAGAAAAGTAAGCTACTTAAACCTATACTTTCTACTTTTATACTATCAGCTACATATATTTTATTTATATTATTTGTTGACATTTACTTTACCTTAATTCACGGTGTTAGTAACTTCTTGAATTGTTATATTTTTACAAATCAATAACTGATTTTTTCTAATAATTACATTGTCTGTTGGTGCTAATACTCTACACCATTCTACATTAGCTGTTTTTGTGATAGCTTTATAGATATCAGATAATGCTAAACCTTTTCCCATATAATCTGGTGTTATATCGAATAATTTTTGTAAATTATTACGAATATTTTGAATAATCATGCTACTTGATATACTAGCACTTGTTGATAAAGCAACCTGAGCAACTATTTCTTGTTGTACAATTTCTGGTTGTTTAAATTCAACAAATGTTGTAAAATGATTATATCGTTCAATTATAGATTGATCAATTCTATTAATGTCAGAAGTATCAATTCTATTTCCAATAAAGCTTGCTGAAGCTGTTAAATTTGAATCAGAAGCAATAGAAATTGTTGCACCACTTCCAGATGAATTTGCTACAGGTGTTAATCTAACTGTTAATCCAGTACCTGGACCACCACCGCTTGTTATTAATTCTGTTGATAATACTTCTGTAAAAGTACCTCCAATAATTAATGGAGAAACAGGAGTAATACCAATTACACCTCCAGAAGTATTAATACGTGTTACTCGTAAATCAATAAATGATGTACTTCCAGATCCTAAAACTCTAACAGTATCATTTACACGATAATTTGTACCAGTAGTGACTATTTCTATTCCACTTTGTGGTAATGTATATGTTTGGACTGTATCTAATGAGACAGGCGCAGCCATATTAATTTCTTCTTCACCGATAAGTGTTGTACTTCCATCTAGTGTTACAGAATATAAACCATTTGCTGCATTTGTAACTGTAATAATAAATGTTAATGATTCTCCATTACCACCTTCATATGTATAAGCTAATGTATTACCATTGTTATAACCATGCGCAGAATCAATACCTTCAATTGTTGGAGTATATGCATATAATGGGAATGTCATAGCACTTGAATCACCAGTACGATCCGAATTATTTAATAAACTTTCTGTTAAATATCCTGCTTCTGTACCACCAGGACCAGGACAACCTTCTGCTGGAAATTTAAGATCAACAATACCATTATTATTATAATAAATTAATGAAGCATCTGTATCATATAAAATCTTAATTTTATCAAATGTTACACTCTTTATTTCAACATCTGTAATATTTTCTACTGAATAAAATTCAATTACAAAATATGGATATTGTGTAAAGATTGGATTACCACTCATATCATTTTCACCATTGAAGCAATTTGTTGAAATCCAATCTGTCCAACCATCTTCAGCATCATTTATCGGATTTGTTAAGTATGTACGGTTAATAATACAATCCCAGTTTTCACTATTTCTTACGTTTTCATATGTAGGAATTAATCCAGCACTTCCATTCCATCCAAACATTGCAACTGTACCAATAAATGGGCCATTTGATGTAGAAGTAGCTTTAAATTTAATAGCAGCGATACCCTTTTGTCCTAATTTTGCAATATCGCCATAATTTAAACGTATTTGTCTTGGAGCATTTAATCCAGGGGCTCTTAAACTTTGATAAAATAATGTATCGCTTTTATCAGATCTGGCATTTTCAATAGGATGTTCTTGTGTTGCACTAGCATCCGAACCTGTTAAATCATTTGTTGTAACTAATGGTACTGTTTCAACAACTTCACCACCAGATCTAGCACGCAAATATTCAATTGTTAGTTTGATTTGACATCCAGTACCTTCTGTTTTTAATTTTTTTGTACCTAAATTTGGAGTATTTCTATCATAAGCTGTAAATGTAAGACCATTTAAATCAACTAAATCATCTCCAGAATAAATTGTTGATAATTTTACTTCTGATACATAACCGGTTGTTGAATCTACACCTTTAACTTGTACATAAATACCATCTGTAATTGTACCATTATCTTCATAATATAATTCTAAGATATCACCTACTTTATATCCAGTTCCACCAGCTACAATACAAGCTTGCGGACCATCATATAATGACATAATTACACCAGTTGGACTATCAGCAGCAATCCATTCTGGTAGTAAACTGTCTCTTGGGTCTAAATTATCATTATTTATATATAATGTACCATGAGCACCATTATCTGAAATTATAAAATAAGAAGTATCATCTTTATCATTTGTAATTTTTAATGCATATGATCCCCAAAAACCTCTTGTTGTATAAAGTGTACCATCAAAACTTGTTCCACTCGTTAATTTACCAATTTCAAAGTAATCATAATGTTCAAATGATTTTAAACCTGTATAATAAACCATGTTCATCATAATTGAATCATATGCACCTACATAATCTGATTCTTCCCATTCACCCCATACAGATGATGTTAAATATCCGCATTCATTTTGTAAAATTGCATTATAATCTTGTCTACGAACTGCACGATGACCAGATGCAAATACAAAAGGTGATGTATAGCGTAAGGTAGCTATAGATTGTTTACCAAATCCACCAAATGCTGTAGATGTAGAAACGACATCCAATTGTAATGTATCTTGATGTCCATTATTATCTGTTAAAAGAATTTCAGAAATTAATTCACCTTCAATGTTTGTCTCTTGAATATTACCATTAGCACCATCATTTGAAACATATTGAATAGTAATATTACTTCCAGAAGGAGGTAAAGTACCTAACTGACCATCACCAACACGAATATATGAATTGCCTTCTGGATCTGTTCTCAATACAACAACATTTATATCATTTACATCTAATACATAATATTTATCATATTCTAAAAATGAATTTTTAACTTGCCATTCTACACCATTTACAAATACTTTTACATAATTATGTGCAGCTTTAAAATCTGTAGAGAAATAGAATCTTTCATTAATTAAGCCTGTAGATATTTTATTTACTTCTACCCATTCACCTTGAATTAATGAAATGTTTGTAACAGTTGGATTGTTTGCAGGAATAATTACTGCATAAGGATTAAAAAATTTCTTTTCATCAATTTTAAATTGTGTATTAGCAGGAACAGTTGTACGCATTGTTAAGAAATTTTTCTTTGTTAATGCAACCGTCACCTGAGCAGGTTCATTACCATGTAAAATATTTCCCAATGTTTCTGCTAATTGATAAATGCCGGCTTCTGAAAATGCTGTAGATGTATAGCAGTTAGCCATAGCTGAAACTAAACAATATTGTAACATAGCACCATAAGCAGCAAAACCATTAATTAATGCTGTTGCTGTATCACTTGGATACATTGCATTAAATACATCTGATTCTGTTGCCCATTGTTCAGCTATTGCACTTGCTAAAGAATTTTGATCATAAATAATTGAGTCTAACTTCATTTTCTATTCCTATTGATCAGTAATTGTTGTTTCAGTTGATCCAGAAGCATTGTTTAATCCAGGAACTGTAAATGAACAACTTACTACGTATGTATGTTCATCTTCTTTTTCTATATTTATATCTTGCAACCTTATAGAAATTCTTGGTTCCCATTTTGTTATATCCATATATAAGAACATTATTGCTGTACTTATATCTACACTATTTTCAAACAATAAAAATTTTAAAGAAGTACCATATTCTCTATTAAATGGGCATTCACCTTTTCCTGTTGTAAACAAGCGCATCAAACTATCTTTTATATTATCCATATTATATAATAATACAGAAAGATTTGCATTCGATGGTCTGAAATTATCATTTAAATCTAAATAAGTACTCATTGTATTGATTTTATGTAATGAAATTATATATACTTAACTTTATTATTAGAACTAGAATAGGATAAATATATACTTCCTAATTTAGCTTAATACTAAGCGGTTGGAGTAGATGGAGGTGTTTCTGATCCACCATCAGCTGGAGGTTTTGGTGGTAAACTTTTTCCTAAAGCTTCTAATGCATCAGTTAAGCTCTTTTTCATAGCTCCAGGAAGATCTGGAGATCCACCACTTATCATTTTGCTTATTTCGGTAGCCATTGCTGTACCCATTTGCTTAATCATATCTGTTGCAATTTTTATTGCATTTTCTTTAAATTCAAGAATTTCTTTAACCATTTCTTGAATTTTTTTAGCTGCTTCCATTGCTTCATCGGCTAATTCTTTTGCAGAATCAGCAGCAGTTTTTAATTTAGATACAGCAGAATCAATTGCTTTTTGTGTATCGGGTGATTCTCCAGAGGTTGGTGTAGTTTGTTGTACTTCTTCTGTCATTTTTATGCTCCTGGTACTGGTGGTGTAGTATTAGCAGGTCCTGGGAATACACCAGAATGTACATGCTTATCTAAATCATTACCCATAATTGATTGTACGGTACTTCCAATAATTTTTTCAGATACTTTTAAATTACCATTTATACGTACATCGCCTGTAATTATTGTTGCTGGACATTCTAAAGTTGTTTTTGTAGATATTTTAATATTCATATTATGTGCTTTATCTATTTCAATATCACCATCAAATAACATTTGGAATAGTTTTTGTATTTTATCTACACCAATAAATTGTCCATCTTTTCTATAAATACCATATGTATCTAAATACTTATTGTCTGATGGTGTTTGAGCTGTTTTTTTATATAAACAGCCTAAATAAAGTAATGAATTTATATCATTTCCAACAGCTATAACTAAAACTTGTGTTCCTACTTCTGGTATAGCGTGTTTTAAATCTTGTTCATCACCCATTCCCATAAATGTTGAATCTAAGCGTGCAGCCCATGGGAGTTGTTCAGTAGATATTGTATCTTCTGGATGAAAATTTGGAATACGCACCTTCACACGGTAGTTAAAAGTTGGGTCATTATTATCTTCAACTGTAGCTATAAAGAATGGACTTTCGAATGTATTTTTACTTCTTAATACTTGTTTCATTTTAATATGTCTCCACTACTGGTGATTTAGCATTAAATCCAGTTGTAGATAATTGTAAATCACAAATTACAGTTTCTTTTTGTATTTCTATATGTTTTTTTGTAATTATATAATTACCAGATAATATTTTACTTCCGGTATCTAATTCTTGACTATCTGAATATACGAATTTTACTAGCTCACCCAATTTAAAAGGTTGTAATGTTTGGCATAATAAGTATGCGTGTATAGATAATGTTGATAATGTTCGTATATTTTGCTTATATGCATTATAATAATTTGGATGATAATTTCCAATATTTAATGGTAAGTAAGAATTTTGTAAACCTTGTGATAAATTTTTTGATATATTTATCATTTTATTAGCTGATATAACAATTCTAGAATCGGCTTCTTGCTGTTCATATTTTTCTAAATCAAAATAAAAGTCTTTTCCACCATATCCACCTTCTACAACGTTACAAAATCCAGATTCGACTTTTAAATCAGCACTTGTATAATTATAAGTTTTATTCTGTGGATCATAACCAGTTACTTGTGAAATTATGAAAGCATCATTTACATTTTTTAAAATATTGGATATATTTTTGAATAATATTGTATTATTAGCTGTTAAGCACCAAAACATACCAGATGTATCATCAATGTATGCATGCTGTGTCAAATATGTTAAAAAGTCATATACATTTTTTTCACCAGCAACCCACAATTGTTTATCATTTGTCATATCAATATCTTTTTTTAATTTACAATCATCAGCAACTTTATTAAAAATTTCATAAGTATTGCAATATGAATTTAAAATATTTCCATCTATATAACCAGAATAAAAATCAACAACACCTGTTATTCGCATAGTTAAAAATTGTTGATTTTGTTTTATTTCTTCTATATTATATACTCCAAAGTTATATGTTTCATTAATATTTAAATCAGCGTTTTGTATTGTAACTTCTATACTACTTCCATCAACAATTGGATAAGTATCAAAAGCTTGTGCATAAAATAACAAATCTAATACACACGTAGGCATTATATTTTCTATACTTTCGTACATATGAAATTTTAAAAATTCACAGGGATAATCTGTAAAAACACTAGCCCCGTTTATTTTTATATCAACTTCATAGCCCGTTTGTGTATACATTATTAATTAAGCTCCACTGCTGTTCCTGGTGTATTTTCTACTTCGACACTTTGATTTTCTTCTACTTCATAAGTAGAATTTGTTTTTATATCAGAAAATATTAAAAGTTCAAAAATTGGATAAATATAGTTTGATTTTATTCCTTCAAATGCATCATCTAATCTACAAGCTAATAAAACCCACCACCATAAATCCTGATTATTTAATATAGATTTATATGCTACTAAATCTGGATATCCTTCTTCTACTTCACTAACAAGAATTCTTTGTGAAGAAGTCATTGTCGGTTTTTCTTCGCAGAATGGCTCAAATAAATTTTTTAAACCAATGTTAATATCTGTACATGTTTGTCCATTATTATCTGTAGTTTGTGCTTGAAAGTAATAATCAAAATTTGAATTTGACATTTTTATTTACCTGTTTGTGTTTTTGGTTGTAAATAATCTCTTATTTTTTCTACCAATTGTTGTGCAGAACCAAGGTTAACAGAACCAGTACCCATATCTGGTTGTCTTACACCCCATAACATTTTACTATAGATATTTGATGTAATAGCTTCTACTGTCGAGAAGTTTATAGTTAATTCTGCTATTATTGGAGTTAAATAATCTAATTCTGTATTATGATTTTGTTCAGCATCATAATGGTGGCGAATTAATGATTTTGTATTTGTATATCTAACATCAATTCCAGTAATAATACAATTATCAATTAATAACATACCACCTAGTTGAATCATTATTCTACCATAAGTTTGTGTAAAATTACCTTCAACTTTTTTATTTGTATTTAATTTTCCAACATCACTTTTTTTAGCAGTAATAGCTGAAGAATAACCACCAATTACTTCAGTCTGTTGTTTGGCATAATTTTTTCTTGTATAATTTGTTTCTTTTATACCTAATACTTCTCCTTCTTTTTCAATATAGCCATAGCCCTTTAATGAGATTTTTAGTGGAGATGGAGGTGGTTTATAAAAACCCCAGCGCTGAACACCACTGTCTGTTTCTCCACCTTCTCCTTCTTTTATATATCTCGGTAAGCATAAACTTCCTAAAAATTCAAGTGCTTCTGAAAAATTTGTATTTCTTCCGATTTGTGTTATTTTTCCATAACTACCATCATCTATAACAGGAATAGTAATAGACATTGTTAAAGGTTTTGAACCATTCCATAATTGTATTGTTTGTGCTCTGTTGAACATAGAATCCGGCATATAACTACCGATATTTTTTACTAAACTATTATCTGCTTGAAGTAATCCGCTTTTAGCTAACCCTAAAAGCGCAGATCCTAATGATGATCCCATACCTTGTAATGGTGCGTTCCATTCTGATCCAATTCTATAATTTACTAATTCTGGTAAATTTGCAGAAATTACATATGTTTGATTTTCCCCCGGAACAGTATGCCTATTCATTCCATCAAAACCCGAAACATAAATACGTGTTTGGTGAAATTGTCTAAAAGCTATTGCTTTTTCATTTAGAGATTTTCCGGTTTCTTTTTCTCCTTCTGCATAATGTCCTACATTAGAAAAATCTAAAGATTTATGATAATTTATATTAGCACGAAATTGTTGGGCAAATGATTGTTCATTTGCTAAATTTTTAGCAAAACTTAAAGCAATCGGTCCTTCTTCTGGTATATAATCTCCTAATTGTTCGTCAGCCATTTATATCAGTTCCTTTAAACATTTGAATCTACTCTTCTACTACCTATAGCTGTTGGACTAACACCACCGTGCCCTATTCCAACATTATAATTATTTCTTTCTAATTCCAAATAATTATGTTGATCTAAGTAAAGCTTATTATTAATTTCATTGAATTCACGCAATTCATCTCTAATATCTTGCTGGATAGATAATTGTAGCATTCCAATACTATCTGGATCATGAACTACTTCTTTTAAGCCTTCTGTTAATAATTCTCTTTCTTTTTCCAAAAAGCCTAATTCTCTTTTTGATAATTCACCACCATTTAATTGCTGTTGTTCATCATATATATTCGAAACAGCATATGGGTTAACAGCCTGTTGATTTGTAGTTACGGGTTTTGGTGGTTCTTCATCATCATCTCCAAATGCCCAGTTCCATAATTTTTGTACACCGCCCCATGTATAAGACATTACACTACCACCGAGTTTTGCTGCGCCCATTGCAAAATCATCCCATATAACATCTTTTACTGTAGCACCGGTATGATATAAACCCGACAAAATTTCACCATTTGAAAAATCATCATAAGCTTTTCCGGCATCTTTAAAAGTTTCTTCCCAACTTTGTTCTACACTTCCTACTAATGCATTACCTACATTTATCCCGTCAAAAGCTCCACCGTCTTTATCAATTTGCTTTTGGGCTGTTGCAGCTGTTTCTATACCTCCGGCAGCATAAGTTAAATAAGGAGCCATTCCCTTTGGATGTAAAGGATGTCTTAATAATTTCGCAGTTGTATAGCTACTAGCACCAGATTGTAATAAAGCCACAGCATCATCTACTTTTTGTAAATTTTCAACTGTTTCTGGTGATGCTCCATTCCTTTTAGCTTGCTCTGCAGTTCCTTGTCCTAATACTCTTAAACCTGTACCGACTGAATTTTCATTAAATTGATTTTCTAATTCATCTTTAGCTTGATATGCACCCCACAATGCATCTCCAGCCAATGCAATTATAGCACCAGCAAGTGCTCCTTTTATTCCACCCATCATAAGGCCAGCTATAGCACCACCCAATGCTACTTTTACTGTTCTTGGGCTAACTCCAACTTCTTTTGCAAATTTTCCAAGGGCTTCATCTATAGTATCACTTGTATTTAACAGATCATCACCGTTACCCATGAATTCTTGTAATTTATTCCATCCAAATTTTAATATAACCGCAGCAAGTAAACCTTTTACTCCTCCAAACACAAATCCACCAACAGCCCATGGTAAATAATCTTTAGCCCAATCTGGAATTCCTGGAATATTTGATAAAAGCATACCAGTTCCTATTATACCAGCAGCTGCTTTTAATAAATTACTAAAAAATCCTCCCTCTTCTTTTTCTTTAACTTCTGCATTCGCACTTTTTTTAGCTATGCCTTCAACATTATCTGATATTTTTTTTAACATTTCATTACGTTCGGCATCTTCTTCATTTTTAATCGCTGAACTTGTTGTATGTCCAATACCAAGTAATTTACGTGTAATAGCACTAATTGGAGCTGTAATTAATTTATCTAAATGTAAAGCTTGTGCAATAACTGGATTAATTGCACCGCCTGTTGCCATTGCTAAACCAATATTAGTAGCTGCAGCAGTTGGCATAGAATTATGTTCATTTTTAACTGCTTGATAAGCTTTATATAAACTATTATCCTTATATGCTTCTTTGTTTAATTCTTTTATACGCTTTTCATAATTATGTAAAAATTCTGTATATTCTAAGCGTTGACGACTTAAACCTAAAGTTGCTTGTTCAAGTCTTATTTGGTCTAAATAATCTTTTGTTGAAAATGTTTTATTTCCGTTTGCTTCTGAGAGTTGTCTTTGCTTTTCAATTCTTTTTGTTAATTCATCTAGTGTTTTTTCATTATAACCCAGCTTTGCTGTAATTGAATTAAGTTGTTTTGCTAATTTTTCACCACTAACTTCAACTGTTTCTTTTGAAGTTTTACCAAATGAATTTGTAGTTTTTGTAACTTTTATTTTATCGACCATTTGTTTTTTTATTATAAAGAATGGAAATATTATATAAGAAATCTCTTTATAATATAGAACTCAATTAATTAAATCCTAAATAAATAAAGAGACTTCATAGAATCTTATCCAAAATGATTATTTTTTTCTTCTCTGGCTTTTCTTTTATCCACTAAATATTGAATATGTCTATTATAATACCAATCAACAAATTCCCAAGGCATAGATTGTAAATCATTATAGCCTAGATGAAGATTATCCATTAACCACCATTCTCGTTCAAGAATGTCAGTTAACTCAAAGCGCAGAAAAAAAGTCTTCCAGTCGCAAGAAATAAGCTCTGGAAGCCTCCTTTCCACATTTTGGACACTTTACATTAACAAATTCTTTAACACCCCAGATAGATTCTGTAAACCACTTTTCAATTGCAACAATATCAGCAGCTGTAACAGTATCTTGTTCTGCTAAAGAATACATTTCGTCCAAAGATTTTCCATTAGAAATCAAACACAAATCTAAAAGTAATAAACGAATTTGTACATCATCTTCTTTTATTCCGTGAGCTTTCATAAAAGCATCAATAGTTAAGTCGTCTTGTAATATTTTTTGACGAATTTTAACTTCACCTAAATTTTGGAGTGTAATTGTCTTTTTTAAATCAGGAATATCTTCTGGTGTCATAATTGGTAAATCACCAAGATTTAATGTATACTTAAATTTTTCATTACATTCTTTATTATTACATGTAAATGCTAATTGTAATGGATATTTTTCATACGTTGTAAAACGGATACGATAAAGAATATATTGTAAATCAAACCAATATAATTCTTCAAAAGACATATCTAAATTATCAAATTCAACAAGTTTTTTAATAAAATCTAAATAGTCTTTATTAGTTTTTTGTTGCTTATCTGATAGACTTAAAATAAATTTTTGTTCAATAGGTGTAATACGTCTAATTTTTACATTAAACGATTTTTCATATAAAGATTTTCCTGGTAAATCTATTGCATAATATTCATATGCCATGTTATTTTCTCCTTTTTTATATTATAATTATATTTTATAGAACAGAATTTATAAAAGCTTAAAAATTATAATTAAAAGCTATTTTTAAATTTATCCCAAGAACCTTCTCTGTTTGCAATATTTGCTGCTTGTTTAGCATCATATATACTTTTTATATCATAGTCTGTTGTTTGTGTACCTAAACCAAAATTTGATATAGCATTACTTATTAATGATGTTGGTGTAGCTACATTATCCATACCTACGGCATAGTATGCCTTACTTGTATCTATAATTACTTTATCAACTTTAAATTTTTGTGTTAAGCGCATTCTTTTTGGATCAGCAGAATATGATAGTTTATATGAATCTTGCATACTAGGAAAGCATCCAGCTAATGTAATATGCATACTATGTGCAGCATCTCCCCCTGCCATTAAGTCAAAACTAGGAGCAGAAGCTATACCTTCAAAATAAACTTCTATATTCTTTTTATATACACTTCCTGGATTATAATATTCACCATATGGATCAAATATTAATCTTTTCCAAGTTTCAAGATAATATTGTGTAAGCATTCCAACAGAACAGAACATTGTAATACTAACTTCTTTATAATTCTCAATATCAGTTGGTAAATTATACCAACCAGTACGAACACGTCTGGTATCTGTTTTAAAATTCATTGTACCAAAGACTATTTCTTCTACAATTGGACAATAAGAAGAGCCTGTCATTTTATTCCAGTAATTACCAACTAAACTCTCTCCTGTTTCAGTAGGTATAAGTTCTTTTCCCGCTACTCCTATATCTAATGTAGGCATAATTACTTCAAAGCGATCTTCTAGTTGTTCATCAGGAATGGCTGCTACTTGTAATGCACTTGTAAATCTTAACATGTTTTCACCTACATTGTAAATGCCCAAATAGAATAACTATTATCTGAGAAATAATCGTAATTAAATGATATATCAACATCTATAGCATTTGAACTACTAGCATCTATTTCATTTACGTGATATTCTATTGGATAGAAATTTTTTAAATAAATAGTACGTTCATGTTGTGGACCACAATGCCCACCTAATTTCATTTGACAAAAAGTACTATAATATGTATTCGGTAAACGAATACCTGTCATTGTTGAATGAATTATATCACACCATGCAGATATAATATTTAATACACTACCACCATTATCTTCTGTTACTTTACATTTAAAAACACCAGATTTATCTTGAATGGTACCTATTTTACGATGATGTCCAGCAAGTATTAATTCAGATTGTTTAATTTTAGCACCAGGATAACTGAAAGATGTTGCTCTTAAGCGTAATTCTTTCGTACTAGCTAATTCTTTATTTCCGGATAATACACCACAAATTTTTTGTGTAGCTTTTGCTAATTCAAATCCAGGAAAATCACAAATAACAAAATCTACCTGATTTTGCTTAATCGGGTCTTTTAATCCGCGTATTTCGTTTAATGATCTTAGCATTTATACTTTATACTATATATAAGTTGAATGAAGGATTTTAATAAATAATAATACTTATTAATTAGAACAGTATAAATACTAATAAAATGTTTAATTCATCATTACTTATTTGGATTAGTCCATATAAATCTTAATGAACCGGCTCCATAACATAACCATAATTTATTATTTTTAACTTTATCCATTAATTCTTTATAATGATGTGGATCTCTATTAACTCTTTTATAATAATGGTCAGCAGTTACATAAAATTTATCAGGTCCAGTATATCCATCTAATTCAAAACCTGCTTCTTTATAGCCTTTTCCATTAAAAAGATTCCAGTCTGCATAACAAAGTACTGATTTAGGATTATATTTTTTGATAAAGTATTTAAAAAGTTTAGAAGTACCACCGATTACAGCATTATTTGATGCGATACAGCCTCTTTTCCAAGCCCATTCATATTTTTCATTAGTTTTTATAGCTTTTCCAGTATTATACATTTTACCAAAAGAACAAATTTGTACCAATTTTCCTTTATAATATAGTCCTAATTTAACTTTAGCTGCTAAATAACCTTGAATATGATTTTTTATACAGAAATTTTTATAATCTTCTACAGAAATTTCTTTTATTTCGCATTGTCTAGCATAAATTTTATCTTTTTTATCAATTTTATTAAATCTAGCTAATAAAATACTCTTTATAAGATCTTTTTGGTTAATCCATTGATCTTCCCATATATGAATTAGATCAATTCCATATGATTTAGCTATTTTTGACTTACAAAAATGATAAGATCGTGTAATTGTACCTGCTTTTTTACCATTCATACTATGGAAATATACTCCATTGTATTCTATACCTATTTTTAGATCAGATAAATATATATCTATTTCAATTCTTGGCGATTTTTTATCTAATCCGTTTCCAGTAATATAATGTTCTGTTTTTATACCTAAAGATTCAATCCAATCTTTTAGTTCTTTTTCTCCTTTTGATATAAATTGTGTACCTTCTTCTTTTTTCTTTTCAAATAATTGTTCTCTAAATTCATTATCTTGGAATGGGCTAACTCTTCCATACTTTATAATATTTGTCACTTTACGTTTCTTTTCTTTAAATTTTACACCACACTCATAGCAACAAAATCTATCACTTCTTATAACAAATTCGTGTCCAAGTCCATCTGCATTAACTAAATTATTATCTTTATCCCAACTGCCTTGTCCTTCTGTATAATAATATAATTTACCACAATTTTGGCATTTTATCATACCAGTATCAGGAATTTTACGAAATCTTTTCTTTCTACATTGCTCTGAACAAATATATACTCCGTTTTTATTACCATACCCACTTTCTGGATAAAATTCTTTGCCACAAACTGCACAAACTTGTTTCTGAATATTACTTTTACGTTTTTGTACTAAATTTTCTATTTCTTGCTTATTTTTATTAGCCCATGTATCTTTTATGTGCATTGCTCTATCTTTTTTACCACATTCATAGCAGCAATAACGTTTAACAGAGGTACCAGATTTATTTGAACCTTGACTTCCATCTTTTTGCCACATTCCTAAATCTGAATCTGCTGCATATGTTTTACCACAAAATTTACATATTCTTTTTTCTAGCATAATATTCTCTTTTCTTTTTATTTACATATTCTCTATTTTTTTGTTTCCATTCTTTCTTTTTTTGTGCAATATATTCTTTATGAGTATCTCTATATTTTTTAGCCATTTCACATATGTGCTGTTTATTTTTATTATAATATTCTTTTTTCTGTTTTTTATAAAATTCAGGCTTTTTATTTCGACTTTTTCTATCGGCTTCTAATTTGTGTTGCTTTACTTCTTCTTTTGTATATTTTGTTTTAGCTACACTTACAGATTTTGATATTTTTTCTTTTGTTTCTTTACTTACACTATGTAAAAGCTTATGCTCTTCTATGGTTATTAAAATTGTATATTTAAGTTTTCCATCAAAATCTATACCCCATCTTTCATAATACATATCATTAAAATTACGTTCTTTTTCTGTATTTCTTAAATGATGTATTACTAAACCAGAATTACGTTTATAACCTAGAATTTTTTCTGCTAAATTTCTATAATAAAATAAGTTTTTTGGACGATTCTCCTTTTTTTGTTTTGACAAAATTTTCCATTCTTTTTGATTCATATTAATTATAATATAATTTAAGTTAAAAGTAAAACAAAATTATCATGATTAACAATTTCATTTAGATATATCGTTCTATTTATTATAGAACTGACGAAGTTGCTATCTATTATTTAAATTTTTAACAAAAAGGACAAAAAGCATGTTAAATCCATTATCTAAGGTACAGAACCTCAAGGATCCTTTGAAGATGTTTGTTGCTACATGGCAAATTGTCTTTCCAACAACATCTCCTTTAACTTCATTGATTCGTACAGATAATCTGGAATTACGCTGCCAAACCTTTGGATTACCAACAATTACAGGTGATAAAACGGTTGTAAACTGGGGCGGATTCGAGAGAACATATGCTGGTAAACAGACTCGTGCTGGTGACTGGACTGTGACGTTTACAGAAGTTTGGGATTCATCTATTACAGAAGCATTTAAGAAATGGTGCAATACATATCACATGTATAAAGATGGTACTATTTCATTATTAGACGCTTATACAGCAACAGTTAATGTTGCATTGGTAAATCCAGATGTATATGATCCAAAACCTGAAGGATTAACTCGTTATGATATGCGTTTATATGATGTATTCCCAACGAATGTATCATTTCCAAGTATTAACGCATCGAGTTCTGATCCTATTACAATTACTGCTACATTCCACTATAACTACTTCTTGTGTGGTGATGAATTAGAAAGTTAATTGTAATAAAATACTACTCAATACCTCAGTAATTATTTTAATTATTGAGGTATTTTTTATTTACTTTTTTATTTTTCTATTCTATAATATATAATTATAGATAATTTGTGTATATGTGGAAATCAAATGAAAAAATATAATATTTACAAAATTAATAGTGAATACTATACAAAAGTTATTTTTGATAATGAAAAAGAAGTGTATTTAGAAAGAATACAAGATATTTCTAAACAATTTTATTTACCAAAAAATAGTATATTTACTAGTAGTGATGAGCTAATAAATATTATAGAATTTGATAGAAAAAATTTTAAAAATAAAAAACCTATTTTAAAAAACTATGAACTTTTTGAAATAAATATAGAAGATGCTCAGTATGCATATCTTAATATGAAAGTAATAAAAAATTATATTACAATGCAATTTCATATAGCTATTACATTTAATGATATATTAAAAACTCATAAGAAATATAGTTGGTTATTAGATAAAATAAATTATGCAAAGTTAAAGGCTATATCTAAATAATTTATATAGATGTACTAAGCATATTTTGTTTCTCTTTTTGCATATCATCTATCATTATTCTTAATAAATCATCATCTGGCTTAGCCCAAAATATATCTTTATTTTCTCCAGCCCATTCATTTAATGTATAAAATTCATATAAATGTATATTATTTAAAGAATATAATTTAATACATCTTTCTGATTTATCTTTAATTATTTTTTGACACATTACAAAAATAGTTATTTTATTATTTCTATCCTCATAAATTTTAGCTAAAGAATTAAAATGTTGCATTAATAAATTTAAATTAGTCTCATCACATTTTCTATGATGATATAATATTATTATATTTACATTTCTTAAATCTAATAATCTAGTATATCTTCTTTTAATAGTTTGTCTTACTTCTTCATTATTAATAACATCATGGTGTGTAAATTCAATACCAGACTTAGATAAATCATGATATTTATTTTCTGTTATAACATACTTTTTGTTTCTAACGACTTTTTTACCAGTTTGTAAATATTCATATTTTAAAAAATCTTTATTTAAAAAATCAATATAATTTTCTTTTTCAAAATTGAGTATATATTCAATATTTGATCTACCTGAACTAAAAGGAGACGAAAAAGATTTTAAATTATTTCTTTCTAAGATACCATCGGCTAAACAATTTTCTCCTAAGGAAAAGAAAATAACATCGTTGTCTTTTATAGATATTTCTTTTTTAATCATTATACATTTTTATAAAATATCTTCTACAAACAGAATTTTTGTTAAAGTTGTATCCATTGTAACAACTTTGCCTTTATTAATCGGGTTGACGACAGAACCACAATATTCCTTAGAAGTGTTAATAGGGCCAGAAGGCTGTGCAGGCGATATAGCTTGCCAAGATAACTGTCCATTAATATATAGGTTCGTGTCAGCAAGGTATATACTGCCATTGGTAAAATAATAATTTTGGGAAGGCCATAAATTAGCACCCATTACTAAAGCTCTGTTTTGAGAAGGACCATAATTCCAACTATATGTAGCTCCCTCGTTGTCATGAGTATAGTTTATCCCATCTGTACTTATTTCGAGTCTTAAAACTCTCTTGCTAGAGTCGTCGTTGTGAATATAAATAACTTTTAAATAATACTTTGTATTTAAATCTAGTATTGTATTACCTCTAGCACCACCAAAACATTGAGTGCCATAGGCTCCTTGACGTAACATAATGTTATATGTTAAGTTAGAGCCATCCTGATAGAGGTAAATTTCAAGGTTAGAATATCCGGCACTATTATTACCAATTATATAACTAATATCACCACTTGAATAAGCACTTGTTACCATAAAGGCAGTGTTAAATTCCCAAGAATCCCCATATTGGTACAAAGTAGATTGCTGAGCTGTAAGGTAGTTTCCAGAACTAAACCCACTCGCCACACCGTCTGTAATGGTCGTGGAACCTGTTACTGTGTAATTATTCGTTGCAGGGACAGCCGCTGTGTTCGCAACCACAACAGATGATGTTGTGCCTGCTGTCGGCTGTGTCAGGAACAATGTGCCTTGTTTGCTTGTTTCAGACTTATAAGCCGACCACCATAATGAACCACCAATACTAATAGATACCTCATTCAAATCCAAAGAGTTATTATTTGTGGCTGTACCAATAGCACTATAATAACCACCACCTATCTTTGTACTCGATGAATAAGATACATCCGTCGTATAGGTTTCACCATCCAAAGAATACTTCAGATAGTAATTCGAACCATCATAACCAGCCTTTATCCAGTATGTTGTGTTTGTCTGCGGAGTATAGGTCCCTTGATAGGACGAAGTATTTATCCATCGACTACCATTCGAAACGAGGAATCCAAACTTATTATTATCTATAAAAACTCTGAAACATCTTTGGTCTGTTGGATTATTAAAGACTTGAATGACCTGCAAGGACGAGCCTGTGGTAAATTTAGCCGTCGCTTCCCAAACGTTATCTCCCGGATTAAACGGCTCATCAGTCAACAAATAGTTGCTAGGGCTACCATTTGTCATTATACCATCCGATATTGTTGGGCTACCAACAACTGTAAAGCACGGCAAGATAGTCTCCTGTTCCACAAAATCCTCTGGATGAACCACCATCTGTGTTGCCGAACGTGTCAAATCTGAGCCCAAATAATACGGGGCTTCTGTTTCATCGATGTAGCTGTAACCCTCACTGACTGTGACAGAACCATCAATGACAGCGCCTATCCACATAAGATTTCCATTAACTTTAATATAGCTATCTGCTAAATAGATGGAACCACTTAGAGATGAGCCGGTAGCTGAATTATCACCGATCATAAGATTTGCATTAGCACTTGCATAAGGTCGTGTCGTCGTACTAGATGTACCTTCTGTTGTCCAAGTAGAGCCATCAGTAGACGTATAGAGGGCATAACCTGTTGATGAGCTATAAGTTGCTTTAATATATACTTTTGTCCCAACAGTCAGAGGCGTTGTTCCTGTTATATCCACGGCATAGGTTTCTCCCCCGGATGTTGATATCCTCAGATGTGCTGTATTTGTAGAAGAAGTTGTCAATCTTATATTATGAGTTGAAGTGCCAGACGTATCAAAAATGCCAAGATTGGTGCTCGAGGCTGTGGACATATTCACCGCTGTTACAAGCTCAAAGGACTGCGAAGCACTATTTAAATAATTTGCGCAGGTTAAATAATTGCTATCACTGAATCCACTTGCAACATAAGCACTAGATATAGTTGGAGAACCTACTTTCGTGCAATTTAATGTATCTGCAGCTGCGTAGCTCACATCAAATCCACTATCAGCGTCCGTGCCCACAATGACTGTCTTATCAGGTGATAAGTACACAGGTGTTGTCAAAGCTGTGCTTACTTTAAATGTACCAACAGGTGTTGTTCCTGTCTTGCACATCAATGCAGAGTTATTGTCCAATGTATCGTGATAAACGACAACATCATTCTTAAACCCTGTTGTTTGACCAGAGCTTGCCTGTGACAGGGTCTTTGTTACTGTTGACGGAATAATAACCTCGGCGGAACCTGAATTATAGTATCCTCTACCCACAGACACATTAGCCGATGTCGTGCTTACATCAAACCCAAATGGCGTTCCTACGTTCGTCCAAGTATCGGCAGGGTCTTTAACCGTGTTGACTTCAACAATGGATTGACCCCACGGATCTGTTGAGATTGCCTCATTGACAAAACCTGTCAAAGACGTGCCTGCGAAGTTATGGCCGTTGTACACATTCGCAGAGAATTCATAGATAGGCATATCCACTTCACGAACCACCTTGATATAAGTAGCATTCCCCACAGCGTAGCTCATCAAATCTGATGAACAGGTTGCAGGACCGGAATAATCCGTTGACCATTCGAATTTCTTGACAAGTTGCATTGTCGAGATGTCGTGGTTGCTATAGGAGAACACATAAAGACCAATGTTTGTTCGGATATTCAATCTGTTCTGTGAATCCCACCAGCAAGCATATATGGTCCCAGAAATTTCCTGAAGGGCTGAAGGCGTTGTTATTTGTATCATCTGAGAGTTGGTAAGGTCTAATTTTGTGAATCCGTGAAAACTACCTCCCGCAGTGTACCAAGCTTGATAATCATCAACCCTATCACCTTGAACAGCAAGCCAACAGGTAACATATCTATCATTTAAGCTCCCTATCATTGAAGCCATTATATTTGTATTAAAGACAGTTGCTTCCTGCATTGATGAGCCACTCATCGTATAGGAATAGAGGACACTACTTCCAATACGATAACACGTTCCGTTAGCACTAAAGAATCCGGCTGTTGCATATCTGCTGGTGCAGCTTGTAATTTCGCTACCATTGCTATAATATGCAATCTCTGAACCACCATTAGCATAATAGTTTTCGTTGTATCGAATAAATGTAACAAACCCTGTATTTGTAGAATCTAGACGTGCATCTAAGGCATATAATTGACGGCTGGACGACGTCAAAGCAGAAGTTTCATTCAAAGCGCCAGATACAGTTCCATCCTTGAGGAACGCCATTGTAGAGTAATAGTTATTAGAGCATCCAGCTCCTAACCCAATTCTTCCATCTAAGAATATAGGAGGCATCCAACCTTGATTATACAAAACTCCAGAAACATTAAGATTGCCTATCTTTCTTAAAGTACTGTCAGAAGCTGTAAATACGCCACCGGTTGCATATAAAAAGTTTCCATCAAAGTAGAACGGATAACTTATACTATCTGAAGGTGTAATATATGAATAAGTTCTAATTGGATCACCATTATTCCATTTTGCTATATATGTATTATAAGAAGTACTTGAATTTGTTGCTAAACGATATGGATATATAAATAATCCTGTATTTGATAAGCTAGAACAAAAAGCACCACCATTATAACTACTATTTATACTTAGGTTATTTGATGCAATTGGTGTTCTACCATATGAACCATCTGTCTCATTTATTGAAACTGCAAACGGACCACCTGTAATCCAACCATTTATTTTATGTATAATACCTTGCTGTTTCCCAAAATAATATTTAGCCCAATTTGCATATAATACTTCTGAGCCAAAATTTGTATTAGCAATAATTGAACCTATTAAGGAAATAGTTGATGTGGTTATTTGTATTCCTTGAGATCTTAAAATTGATGAACTATTTGTATAGCAGTCCATTAATACAGCATAGCCACTATCATCTACCCACATATCCCAATATTCACTATGTCTTGACCAATTTGATGAATTGCCATCATTTATTGTAGATAATGTTAATGTTTCAGAAGAATAAGTTATGCTTTTATTTTCTTTATTAACAATAGCACCAGTAATCCAGCCTCCAGCAGCTGATGTATTGCCATTAGTAAAAGTAAATATACTTAATCCTGGACTCATAAAGCAACCAAAAGCATCAGATGTTATAGATGATATAGATTGTGCTGTATTTGTATGAGTATATGCTTCACCAAGTGTAGCAACACCATCATTAACTATAAAATCTTTAATAACTAATGAATCTAAGTTCATATCTGTTGTTAAATAACATATAGTATCACTATCTTGAGCTATGCCACCAAATGAATAAATAGAAGATAATGAAAATAATAACTCTACATTATAATAATTTTTTGATTCGTTAATATATAATTGATAAACTTTAAGTGCACCATTTTTACAAGTAGCAAATCTCCTTGTATTTTCATTATATGTGATTCTTAATGCAGTATTTTTATTGTCATCCGCTCCTAATAAATCAAGTGTATTATCTAATTTAGCTAAATAAATCAATTTATCATTTACTATATCATGTTTAAGAATTACTGGATGACCCGATGTATCAACATACATCATATAATTATCAAAAAATATTGACCATTGACCTGAATTATAAGTTTGGTCTTGGAATCTATATTCTGTACAGTAACCTGTTTCATTTACAGCAGGATAATTCAGAATAACCTTATCTCCAACACTTATACCAGAAGCATTAGAACCTACCAAAGCTGTGACCTTGTCACTACCACTTTCATTATTTGCAATTATACTATTAATTATAGGCATAAATATTTTTCCTTTATAGTTTATTTTTATCCAATAATAACAATTCTATATGCATTAGCACTTATATTATTACTTGATGTTAATTCAACAGTAATTGATGATGCTGTAGTTGGTATAATATTTGCAGTAATCAGTTTATTTGTTGTATTATCATAAACTTGTGCAACAATATCTTGTGTATTTAATGTATGTGTAACAGTCCATGTACAAATATCATTTACAGATGTTAAAGCCGGATTATTATATTTTACTTTAGATGTTCCGCCACTACTTTCACCAGTTGCTGAAATTATAGTTTTTCTTGAATCATAAGCACACCATTCTTCTTCACCGTTGATTTTAACTATAGTTTGAGATAAATCAATTTCACCTGTAAAAGGATCACCAACTGGTTCTGCAGATTCTATAGAAAAATCTTCAAATAATGATGTACCTATCATAAATCTATTAGCAACATCATGACATAATTCATAAGTAGAATCATAAGACCAAGCCCATTGTGTATAACTTCTACCGTTTGTAGATACATAGATATTTAATCCACCATATTCTGTTGAATCCCAAACAACTTTTACCCAATACCATGTATCTGGTTCTATTGAATAATCTGAATCTTGTTCAGCCCACACAGTATTATAATTAGATGAAGTTAATTCTGCATAAAATTTACCAGATGAATTTACACCTAATGAAACTAAACCTTCTGAACCTTCTGGATTTAAATTGTTAAAAAAGATTACACCTGTTTCTGTACCTTCTTGTAATCTCACTTTTGTAATTATTTCAAAAGAAGTTATTGTTTTATTATAGAAAGGACTACCAGAATCAGCGGGTAAAATATAATCTTCTGTAGAAAATCCACTTGCTATATTATCTTCAATAGTGACCTCTGATCCAACAACCAAATAATTAGAAACCCCTTGTGTAAAAGTAATATTATTACCAGCAATTGCTATATTTGTTAATGGAGGTGCAGCATTTAATAAACGTTCTGCTGGAATTAATCCATCTCTACCTATTAATTTATAGTTTGCCGGAGATGCTATATCTTCATCTGAGTCTTCACCTGCTCCTGTTCCATCATCTGAAACACCAAAATACAATGCACCGTTTTCTTCATTTGTACCATAGCCTAATTGTATAGCATCTTTTACACCACCCCATACACAGGCATGATAGCCTATAGCAGTACTATTTGAGGTTTCATCAGTAGTTGCCCAATCTCCAATTACAACATTACTTGGACCAACAGCACAACTACGATAACCGATAGCAACATTTCCTTTATAATAAGTATTACTATATTCATAAGCAGTTGTACTTGGACCAATAACTACATTCCCTTGACCGACAGAACGAGTATCTGCACCAATTACTATTGAATTATCTGAAGACTCTACATTATCTTTTGAAATTTCTGAATTATTACCAATAGCGATGCATCCATTAGAAGTAACTATTTTATTTGTAAAAGCTATTGAAGTTTCAGATGTTGCATTATTAACAACATTAGAGCGTAATTGTTTTTTACCTACTTCATAACCATGCCATACTTCTACTCCGTTTACCTTAATATAGCTGTTAGCTAAATCAATCTCTCTATTTATTGGAAATCTACCGTGTATATTTTTAGCACCATAAAAAATATAATCACCTAGTCTAGTTGTATCTAGTGGAGCAGTTATTGCGCTTGAATTTACTAAATTCCAAGTCTCACCATCTTCTGATAAATAATAAGCATATCCAGATGTATTACTATATGTTACTTTTAACCAATGCCATTGATTATTTTTAAATATGCCACTACCACTTGTTAATGTTACTTCTGCATTATTTGCAGCTTTAAATGTAAACTTTAATTGATAATTTGCCGAATTTGTATATGGAGCCCATATTTGTAAACCCATTAAAGTATTATTACGAGCTGTATCTGCTGTCGTTGCAAAAACTGTTTGTTCATAAAAATTATATGAATTACTATATAAATAATAAAATCTTGTAACAAATTCAAATGATGTGTATTGTACTCCTTTCAAAACATTTGGTACAGCTAACATACCATCTGCTTCTGATCCAAGAATTCCTCTAAAGTTACTTGCTATACCATTGTTCAGTGTAGGTCTATTGCCTGTAAAAGATATTTTTTTACAATTATATGTATCTGAAGAAAGAGTTAATCCATCTCCAGTATTAAACGCATTTGCTTCAGCCGTTTCTTCTACTTGTGCAACTTGATTAATTAATTCATTTTGTGTTAGTATAGTCATTTTTTAATCCTTTATATTTAATTAAATACTATATTTACTGTTAAAGAACTTACTGGTACAGTTTTACAAGCAAAAGTAAGTGAATTTGTTCCTTGATTACTACAATATACGCCAGCTGAAGCATAATTTGCATTACTTTCTGCTACTGGAGCTATCCAAACAATTTTATCTGCAGTCATACCTTGAACTGTTTTTGTGCAACTATTTGATGACCAGTCTGAGATTGCTATTGTTACAGTTGTATTAAATAAAGTATTTTCTTCTACACTTATTGCTATGTCATTTGGTGTTTTGGGTGATATAGCCATCTTTTTATCCTTTTTATAAAAAATTTATTTTATGTATAACATATTACTTAGAACTTTTATGAGAGTAATTCTAAGCATAGTTAATAAATATACCGGTTATAATATAATTTTATGTGAATAAGTTTACTATAATAACATCTATTAATGAATGTATAGTATTTGAATCAGATAAAGATGTATTATCTACTTTTATTTCTATGACTTCAACTTTTGTTACAAGACCATTCGGTTATCCAATAATAACTGCTCTATAGGAATCTGCACTAATATCTACTGAAGAATTAAATATAACTGTTACGGTATTTGTGCTTGTATGCTCAACATCATATAAAGGTTCCATATCAGTAGTTAAATCATATACTGATACATTTACATCTTTTGTACCTAAATTATGCGTTATTACCCAACGACATTCATTATTTGTTGTAGTTAATGCAGTGTTATTTACAGTAACTTTTTGAATTGAAACTGTAGCATTAATTATAGTTTTGTTATTAGAAGTAGTATAAGGTGTCCATATAATATTATCATCTGCTTTTATATAGCATTCATTCAAATCTATCAAACCTTGCCACTGCCATTTATTACCAGATGAATACCAAGCAACTATCCAGCATCCAATATAAGCATATTGTAATCCGGAATATGTTGCAGTAGAAGATTGAATACTTATATCTTTTGTATAATTTGTTCCATCTAATGAATAACTTAAATAATATTCTGTTCCTGTCCAACCCATTTTAATCCAATAAGTAGTATTAGTTAAAACGGTATATGTTCCTGTTGCTGAATTACCATCAATATCAAAAGCTGTTCCGTTATATGTTGTATCAAATCCAAAATGTGAATTATTTAAACTTATATCTAATGAATATCTTGTCTCTTCTGTTAATCCAGATGTATATTGAAATATTTGATTTCTATCTGTAATATTACTTCCAGTTGTAATTTTAAATCCTAATTCCCAAGAATTTGCTGTTGTAAATATAGGCAAAGTTGGTAATATATAATTAGAAGAACTAAATCCACTTGCTACTTTATTTATTATAGTAGGATTACCTTGCGTTGTAAAATTTTGTGTTAATGCTTGTGTAAATGAAATACCTGTTCCTGCTTCTGCTAAATCAGTAAGATGTGTAGGAGCAATATATCCAGCTAATACATCCCATTTATAAGTAGAAGATCCAACATCAATACATACTACATTTGTACCTGCCGGATATGTTTTACCAGCACCTTCAACAAAGTTTGCATCTGTAGTAAATTCTTCATTAATATTATATACATAACCTTCATATGAAGCACCTAATGTAGGTAATCCAGAAAATGCAACTGATCCAGCTGGTTTATATACTGAACTTACAGCTTCATCTACCGCTTGTTTTACGGCTACACCAGATTGAGCATTTGTTGAAACTCCGCTATAAACTTGATCTACTATAATTGTAGGTACTGTAGTAGATATTTCTGTCTTATCTCCACCATCAACATAAGCAACCCAATTAATACTATTGTAGGATGATTTATAAGTTAATCCTGTCAAATCAAATTGAATGGCTGGACTACTAGAATCTACAATACTTATGAAGAAATACTGTGATGTTCCTTGTCCAGTAAATCCACCAGTTGTGCTTGATGTACCTTCTTCTTTCCATGTTGTACCATCTTTAGAAGTTTCAAGTATAAGACCTGTTGAAGAATTGTGTGCTACTCTTACATAATACCAAGTGTTTGTATCTAAGGCATCAGTTCCTTGAATATTATACCAAGATCCACTTTTCCAATAATTAAATTTAACAGTTCCATCTTCTTCAATCCATACACTTAAGCCAGGAGATTGATGATAATAGGGTGCAAATTCCCATAAATTATTTGCTTTTCCTGTTTCATACGCAGCAGGTGTTTTAACTTTTATAGTAAATTCCCAGTTATAACCACCATTAGCAATTGGATAAGCAACATTTTCACCAACACTTGAACCTGTTATTTTTAAATAAGCAGTGCTTGTAGGTGTAAATAATCCTTTATTACTTATTGTTGGGGAACCTATTTTATCGTTTGCATCAACATTGTCAATATCTAGTGCTGGTCCAAATACAATTCCTGTACCTGCTTGTGCAATAGAGGTTAAAGTTAATGAACTACTGATTAAATTATTTACTTCTGTTTTGTTATAAGATAAAGGTATTAAAGACCTATCATGTGCTGCTCCTGTATAAATTATTGAAGAGCCTGCAGTAGATGCTGTGTAAGCACAATCAGTAGCACCTAGCAAGTTTCCATAAATTGTTGTACCTGTTGACGGAGTTTGAGCTGTAAAAGTATGTCCATCAATAGAAGTGTAGTAGTATGTTGTGTCCGCTGGACGAACTGCTACCCATGTTTGAGTGTCTTCACAGTATGCTATAGTGAAAGCTCCATGAGGAATTGTTGCAGTACTCCAAGTTTCCCCTCTATCTGTTGAATAATACAAAACATTATCTTGTTCATTTCCATAAGGATTAGAGTAAGCATAAACAATCCCTCCAACACAACTGATACTTCCACTTTGTAATGATGGAGGTAATGTTGGAGTAACTCCTGTATCTGTCCAACCCTGTGAAAAATCTGTTGTAGAATAAAGTTTATTTGCTGTTAAATCCAACAAACGAACTTCATCATCAAACACAAGTACTCTACAATCTGCATATTCTTCCATACCAGCAGGGAATGTTCCTGCTGTAAAAGTACTATCCATAGAGTCTGCATAACTATAAGATTGGTATGTCCAATAATCTTTTGGAGCAAATATTAAAACTTTTCCAAGAGCTTTATAGAATGTTGATTTTTCGATATGGCTACTATCCATTCCTGATGCAAAACTTACTTCGTTACCCCAAGTAGTGCCATCTGTTGAAGCTCTATAAACACTATTTGTAGTAATTCTATAAAGTTTTGTACCATCATTAAAGTATCTCGGTAAACTAGAACTAGGAATATTTTGATGTGTTAATGTTTCTCCTTTAATGCAAGAATCTCCATCTCCTTCTCCATAGTTCCAATCTTTACTGTAAAATACAACACCTTTATTGCCATGTCCAAAATTAAAGGCAACTTGATTATTAACCAAAGAAGGAGCTGTTAAAGTAAAGTTTAACTGCTTATCACCACCATAAGTAACATCATCATTAAATTCTTGAAATGTTCCATCTTCTTTTGTAAATACTTCGCCACTTGTTACAATTTCACCATTATAAGTACCATCTGTTAATAATTGTGTTGCTTGTGTAGATGTTAAAGATCTGAGTGAATCAGAACTTGTACCACTTGGGATTGTTGCAATAGTAGAAGCGAGATTATTACTATTACGTGTTGCCGGCATTTCAGCACCAGCCGCTTCCATTACATCATAAGCATCTGATATATTATCTTCTATTCTTTCAATTTCTGATTCAATACTCATTTGAAATTCCTCTGTTTTTATTATATTTACAATTAACTATATAATTCTATCAATTAGAACCGGCTTAATTTAATATTGAATAATTAATCCAGATTTATTGGGGTTATAATCAAATATACCAATTCCATTTATATGGAGTTGATTATTTGAATCAATATAAGCTTTGCCACTCGCTGTGGTTTCTTCACCTGTAAATTCTGCTATTATATTTTTCTCACAGCTAGTTCCGTTGGTTGTGAAGGTAAATACATGATCACCTCTCTTTGGATTTGGTGAAGTCGTATAATAATCATTTCCAAAGCAGGGTAATACATAAGAATAATCTTCTAGCCACGAACCTCCTTCTGGATATAAATCTGTATCCCATTCTGTATTTAATATATCCCATTCATTTATAGTAAAATCTGTAGTTAAAGGAAGTGCATATGATTTATTATCAGTATAATCATAAAAGTTAGCCAACAACCAAGTATTATTATTTAAAAGCATATAATTATAATATGGATCATTATTTCCATACCAAGACTTAATTGTACCTTCAAATTTTGTATCAGGCATATCTGGATTTGGAATAAGATTAATAGTTATAATTTGATTGTTTTCAAATATTTCAAATTCATTATAATAATCTACAGGAAGATATTTATTGTTATGTGATTGATCTTCTGTAAATCCTATATAATATGTTCCTGCTCTAGGTACTAAAAATTCAAACATATTACGTGTTGCTATAGCGTCATAAAAGTTAACATAAGGTATTACAAGATCATCATAAATATTTTCTATTATTTGTCCTGTATAAGCATCTTTAAATTGTAATTGTACAGCCAATGGTATATCAGCACCAGGTAAAACAACATTTTGTTGATTTCCCTTATATATAATTTTTACAACACCATTAGAATCTTGTGTAGAATCATATAATGAATCATTTATTGTAATCGAAACATTATTTGCTGGAAAACTAGGTAAATTAGTAGTTGCAGAAAATTGTCTAGTTACCATAACATATTCAGCTGTATCTGATTTTGTAAAGCACCAGCCAACTTCTTTTGTGAAATAATTTACAAATATTTCAGCTCCATTAGAAGGGGCTGCATAGCCTGCGGGTATAGATAAATATAATCCATCATCTACTACTTCATTACCATTAAAATGAAATTGATAAACTTTATATCCAGTACTTGTATAACGAAAAGCTATAAATTTTTTATTTGGCAAAGGATATATATCTGGTACATTACTACTAGTACCAAATATACTATCAAAATAACTATTAAGATTTGTATTTCTTGTTGAATTACAGTCTAATATACCTCTTGAGGTTTCTGATATTACAAACCAGCGTGTTTTATTATTTGAATCTGCTAGACATGTTATTTGAAGATTTCCCGGTGTAAAATCGGCATTTAATTCTCTAGCTGCAGTTGCTACATTACTATACCAATAAACTTTAAATTCATCACCGATTACTGTAAATCCTTCTGTTTTAGATACAATATTATAATTTACATCCATATTTAAAATATATTTACTATTTGCACCACCACTTTGTGTCATATATAGTGAATAAATTATATTATTAGCATGACTATAATAAACAGGATAACAATAAGTAGTCGTTGCAGTGTTTGTTCCATGTGTAAATGTATTTAAACCTGTTTGTACATAATGATAAAGAGTTGTTCTATTAGCTTGCCATGGAGAATTTGGGAAACAATGTAAATTCCCTCCTTCTATAAAACTATACCAAATATAAAATGGTAAATCTAAATAGTATGCCCAATATTTATTATCACATTTAAAAAATCGACATTTTTGAAAAGTAGAATATTGATTAGTTGTTGGCATATCTAATCCAACACAACCCAAAAATGGTTGCCAACTTGTAGCATTTAGTCCATCTATACTACCTCTATTTGGCATATAAAAATAATCAATTAATTCTCCATCCCTATTATAAAAATTTATTCTTGATGGTTTTTGTTCTGGGTCATCCCAATTTGTACTTAATGAAAATACAGCTGTTCCATCATCTGTAGTAAAACCATATCTAGATCTATAGTTTTCAACAGCTTTAAATCTATAAATTTTTAAATCATTTGGATTATTTATATCATCTAAATATATACAATTTTTTGTACCTGTTTCAGTATAACCCGCAGCAATGAATGTATTATATGTTATTGTATGTTGATGATTTGAATTATAATATGGAATATATACTTTTTTAATATAGGTATTACCATCAAATATACCTTCACATGATGTAATATTTTCAGATTCAATATAAATATCGTCAACCAAAGATGAACAGTTTGTAAAAGCATTATCTAATGTTGTAACATCTGCATTAATATTAATAACTTTTTTAAGATTTGTACAATTCTTAAATGCATTATTCATATTGTTACCAGAAAATTCAACATCATTAAGATCAACCGTCTCTAATATTGTTTTTTCTTTATAGCATTCATTTTTTAAAACTATTTTTGACATTTTTTTATCCTATGTTTATGCATCATCAATATCTTTTAATAATACACCATGCTGTCTAGTCGTTGTTGAATATCCAGCATTTGTAAAAGCATCATATGTTTGTGTATTACTTCCAGCTGGAATGACTTTAACAATATTTTCTGATGGTACATAATGTATATAATGTTCACTCCAATCATCTGTACGTATTGCTTCGCCTTCTATATCACCATAAGGTTCAGATTCAGATTCATCCCAAGATTCATAAGAATAATCATAAGAATAATCATAAGATGATTCAGTATCAATATAGGAATCATCTATATAAGATTCAAGATAAGAGCTATTTTCATATGATTCTTCAGAAGAATTATCATAAGATGACTCTGTATTAATATATGAATCTTCTATATATGAATCAAGATAAGATTCTATATAAGACTCATCATATGATCCAGATTCTATGTATGATTCATTATAATCATAATTATAATTATAATAATAACCATAAATATAAATATAGTCATATGTATAAATACGATTTCCCTGAGCATCATATATTTCATTTACAGAACCGGAATGCCCAGACATATCTTCTTTTAAATAAAATACATCATCATTATCGTTTACTTTCCAACAATAAAGTGTTTCTGTTATCGCTTCTTTTGTTTTCAATGGAATATATACATCTTTATTATTTGTTGTATTATAAAAACAAGATTGAGCATTTTCTATATCTGCTGAGTCAATATAAATATTACCTGTGATTTTTTTACAATTATAAAAAGTCTGTGACATATTATTTACTGTAGATGGAATATGTCCATTAACTGTTGTAATATTTGTACAATTATAAAAAGCACTATTAATTGATCCAACTACAGAAGATGGAATAGTTGCTTCTGTAAATTTTAAACAATTTGAAAATGCACTAGTAATAGTAGTTACAGAATTTGGTATAGTAATTTGTTGTAAATTTCTACAATTAGAAAAAAGCTTGATACATATTAGTTACTGTATTTGGACAATTAAAATGTGTTAACAGTTGACAGTTATAAAATGTTCCAGACATATTTTCTGCGCACGGAGGTAATTCAGGAAAATTAGATAATTTATTACATCCATAAAACATATTATAAACATCTTTTGCATATATTGTATTATTATAATCTGTATAAGTAAGATTAACTTGTGTTAAATTGTAACAACGCTCATACATACCATAAATATATTTTGCTTTAGGTCCTATTACAATATTAGATGTTGTTAAATTATAGCAGCCACTAAATAATACCCAAAAATTATCTGCTAAATGACCATTAATATTAGGAGCTGTTTTTAAATTAGAGCAGTCCCAAAATGCAGCCGCATAATTTGTTATATTCGAAGGCATATCTGTTGGTACATTTACTAAGTTTCTACATTGCATAAATGCATAATTTACAGCCGATACACTATTTGGTAATGTAGGAATAGATCTAATAGCATAGCACCATTCAAATGAGTAACTTAAATCTTTAACATTTGGTGGAAAATGGTCTGGAATATTAACCAAATTAATACAAGATGTAAATGATGAACGCATATCTGTAACAGAATTAGGAATATTACTCACAGTTGTTAAATTTTTACAGTTATGAAACGTACCATACCACGGAGAGCTATCTTTCATTATATTATTTGGAAATGAAATATTATTACAATCAAAGTTAACAATATTAACTTTTGCTTCATTTGTAATATATGATAATTCTAAACGTGTTACATTATTATAAACAGTCATTTTTAACCTTTATATTTATTTGCAAACATAGCTTTTCTTTGATTATCAGCTGCTTGTTTTGTTTTAAATTTACCATGAGTACCTTCTTTACCTTTATTAACCCATGAATTACCCTGTTTAACAGTATCTTCTTCTATTTCTTCAGGATTTTCTTTTTTATTTAAAATTTTTTCAAACTATTTCTCTAAATGTACTCATTATTTTCTCCAATCATAATAATATTTAGAACTTTTTTATAATATTTTATTAGAAACAATATAGATTTAAGGTTCTATATATTAACTTAAAACAAAAAAGGAGAAATATATGAGTGACTTGCCTAAAATAGACGTTATAATTCCATGTTTTCATACACATAAAACATTACATAGAACTTTAGGTTCTATTATAGCTCAAGATTGTGTAGAAGATATTACAATTACTCTTGTTAATGATGCAGATGAACAAGATTATTCAAATTTTATAGAAGCTTTTAAACCGTTTGTAAAAATTAGAGAAATCAAGCTAGAAAAAAATGGTGGTCCAGGTGATGCAAGACAATATGGACTAGATCATACTAAAAACCCATTAGTAACATTTATTGATAGTGATGATACATTCTCTGGAGCTTTTGCTTTAAAGACTTTAAGAGCACAATTATTAGCAGAACCACAAAATGCTATGTGCTTTAGTCAATTTTTAGAAGAACAACCTGGAAATTATATTGGACATCCACAAGATACCGTATGGATGTTTGGTAAATTATATAAAAGAGATTTTTTAAAAAAATATAATGTTCATTTTATGCCTGGTTCAAGAGCAAATGAAGATAATGGATTCAATATGATTTGTAAATTATGCGCAAATCAAAATGAACAAATTAAATTTATTCAAGATATTACTTACTATTGGCATTTTAAAGAAGATTCAATCACACGTATTAATAATGCACAATACAGCTATGACAAATCATATGTTGGCTATACAAACAATATGATTTTTGCAATTAAACATGCAGAAAAGATGTGTCCGTTTAACGGTAATATTTTACAGCAAAAAGTTGCAATTATGTGTAACTTGTTTGAATATTTGGTTGAATGTCAAGCTCGTGATAAACGCTTTTATGAGCAAAATTGGAATTGTTGCAGAAAATACTATAAAGAAGTATATCATGAAATTAAAGACAAAATTAGTGAACAGATTTTTTCTGAAATTTATAATGATGTAATGCGCAATTCTTATATGGGTAATAAATTAGCAGGTATTATTCCATGGATTGGGATTAGTGAGTTTATGAAAAAACTTGAAGATGAATATGACCCAAATGAAGAAGATTTTCCAATGACTGATGATTCAACACCTTACCCAGAAAAAGAAATAGAAGAAGATTAAATTTTTAAGTAAATTTTTTATAAATTAAAAATAAACCCGTCATATTTCAGACGGGTTTTTATTATATATCTTCTTTTGTTATATATTTAAATTTCCACCAATCTTGTCCATCTATTTTTACATAACATTTTGATAAGTCTAATTCCCATACAACATCTTGGCCCTTTGCAATATTAATTATAAATGTATTTGTATTTAATCCATGCAAAGGCGTTGTACAATTTCCAGTATAAATATCTGTCCATGTTGAGCCATCTGAAGATACTTTATAATATAATTGTGTACCTGTCCAACCAACTTTGTAATAATAATATGTATTAAATGGTATACTAGCTCTATAACTTGATCCAGCATAATCCCAACTTGTACCAGTTGTTGAAAAATATCCTCCAACACTCATTGTACCACTTAGCTGATTATCTTCGAGTGTAATACACTTATGATTTGTATTATCAAATGATACTTCTTTTACTTCTAATAAATCGGTATATTGATTTGAACCCCAAGCAGATTTTTTAGCATATAAACAGATTTCCCAAGATTTATTTCCAGGACTAAATACTATTGGTATACGTATAACACCTGCTCCTTTAAACATAGTATTAGTTATTGAACAAAGAGATGGATTTAAAGGAATAATGTTAGGTTCTTTCCAAGATTCATAGGCTTTCCACCAATATTCATTATTTACTTTTATATAGCATTCATTTAAATCAATTGATCCATTAAATGGATTATGGTAACTAGTATTATCTGTTAAACCTATTCCAATAGTTGTTAAACTTGATACATTTCCTATAATGTCTGTAGAATTTTTAGATCCTTCTAAAGTCCAATTTTCATTATCTGTAGAATAATATAAACTATATTTTGATCCATCAAAGCAGAGTTTTGCATAATATAAAGTATTATCTGTTAAAATAGTTGTACCTGTAAAATCCCATAGATAATTTGTAGTAGTTTGAGCACGCAATCTAACACGCCATACTTTACTACTTTCTATACCTAACCAGTGATTATCACCAGCACCACTTGCAATTATTTTTCTCCTTGATCCAAGTGTACCTGTTATAATTTTTACATGCATTTCCCAAGGAGCACCGTTACTAACAGCTGAATAAAAATCTCCATTTACTTTAATATAATTATTATCTGAAAAGTCAGAATATATTTCATTAGTGTTTGTTAATTGACCAATAACTTCAAAATTTTTATTTTCTTCATCTATATCTTTTAAAGTTATACCATTCGAATAAGTAGTACCTTTCCACCACAATTTATTATTTACTTTAATATAACTTTTATTCATATCAAGATAACCATCAAAATAATAACTACTACCCCATAGCTGTTCTTTACCGAACCACATATCAGAATTTGTAGAATAATAATTACCATTTGTTGCTGTTGATACAGTTACACTATCTGAAAAATCTTCATTTTCTGATATAGTCAATTGTAATTCAGAAGATGTTAATTTTACTTTTATATAATACCACGTGTTAGGTAATACATTAAAATTAGAAGGAGTATGCACATGATATTGTGTAGAATTAATTTGCATTTCACATGCAGCTGATATAATATCCGTATAATACTGAGAGGTCCAAATTAATAAACCATTTCCAGAATTACGTACAATACTATCAAAAATAGGATTCCAAGTTGGACTAGCTGTACTATTATTTTTGAATTTAAAAACTATCTCAAAATCAGGGGAAGATAATAAAAATCCAGAATGTTTTAAATAATTACTTGATGAAAAATTACTAAGTATACCATTAGTATTTGTTAAACTACCAACAATTGTTCCATTTGCAATTCCACCATATTCACCTTCAAATAGATCATATATATCTGTATGTGAGCCAGCTGGCACTATAACTTCTTTTTCTTCACTAGGATCACTCATACATTCATAATAATTTTCATTATTTTCATTTACATATAGCATAGTTTCACCATATGTATATACTTCACCGGTTGTATTATACATTCTTGTACCATTTGCATAATAAATTGGTACACTTCCATAATATTCGCTACTTGCTGTATTATAATAATCTTGATCTGTATAAAATATTTTACCTGGATCTCCATATACTGCGTTCCAACCATATAATATTTTTGTTACTGGTTCTGTATTATACATATGGATATATACATTTTTCCAATTACTTGTATTATAAAAACAGTTAGTTATATTTTCAACACTGTTTGCTTTAATATAAATAGGTCCAGTTAAATTTCTACAATTATAAAAACTATTACACATATTTGTTACATTTGCTGGTATAACAGGAGAAGTAATTACGTTATAACAACCTTGATACACATCTCCAATATTTGTTACATTTTGTTTTATTTCTGGAGCTTGTGTTAAATTTGAACAATATCTATACGTACCATACATTTGAGTTGTACTATTTGGTAAGGTAGGAAAGCTTGTATGTTTGTTACATCCAGCAAATACTACACTCATATCTGTTAAGCCTTCCGGTATTTGTGGGAAATTAGATGTAACATTTCTACAATACATAAAACACCCTCTTATATTTGCAATATTTGAAGGTAAACTTTCTGGTACAGATGTTAAATTATAGCAATATGCAAATGTAGAAGACATATCTGTTATATTGGTTGGAATAGTTGGAGGAGTAGTTAAATTATAACAGCTAGAAAATGTACCAGCTAGATTAGTTATTTGTGTAGGAATAGTCGGAGGGGTTTTTATATTACGACAACTACAAAATGTATAATATAAACTATTGGTAAGAGTTACATTCGATATATCAGGTGTAGAAGTTATATTATAGCATCCATAAAACGCATAAGATAAATTATTTACAGTATTTGGTATTACAAATGTACCCTTTAAGTTATAACACCCATAAAATGCGTGTGACAGGTCAACTACTGAATTAGGCAATGTACCGATAGATTGTAAATAATTACAATAATAAAACGCATATGCCATATTTGTAATATTATTAGAAGTAATTATTGCATTTGTTAATTTATTACACCAACCAAAAGTGCCATACATATTAGTTACATTTTGAGGAATTGTAATATTTGCTGTCATATTAGTACAATAATAAAAGCAATTACTTATATCTTGTACATTAGCAGGAAGAGTTGGGGCTGATGTTAATTTTGGACAATAGTTAAAGGTTCTATGCATATTTATAACGGTGCTAGGAATACTCGGAGATGTTGTTAAATTGGAACAGCCGTTAAAACAATAACTCATATTAGTTACATTTGCAGGTAATGTAGGAACAGTATTTAATATATAGCAATAATTAAATGTACCGCTCATATTATTAGCAGAAGCTGGAAAATTTGTTATTGTTGTAAGGCTATTACAACCAGAAAATGCTTCTGACATATCATCTATATTTGTACCGGATGCAAAACCAGGAGTAGTATTTATTGAACTCTTTTTAAATGCTCTAGCTATATTAACTACAGAATTTGGAATTGTATAAGAGGCATTATACATAGAAGTACAACCTTCAAATGCTCCACTCATATCAGTTATATTTTCTGTAATTATGGGCATATTTGAAAAACTTTTACACCCTCTAAATCCATTAGATATATTTGTTATAAAATTCGGTATTGTATTTTCTGGTATATTATATAGATATGTACATCCATCTAAAAATCCAGCGGCACTATTTTGTAAATGCGCAGGTAATTTATTCCATGTATTTAAAATAAGTTCTGCTGGAATTTCCCACCAATTTGTATGATATGCAAATAAACCAGATATATCAGTTACAGAATTTGGAATTGTTGGAAAATTATATTCATAAAAATCATCAGATAATCCAGCAAATGCATAAGACATATTTGTAACATCTTGATTAATATTTGTTACAGAAGTTAAATTTGTACAATTAGCAAAAGCTCCTGCCATACTATTATTTACAAATGTAGCATTATTACAGTTTATGCTTGTGATTTTTTTATTTCCAGAATATGTTTTGCTATCCACATATAAAGCTTGTACTTTTACAACTGGATCAAAGTGTTGTTCAAATGTAGAATACCATTTTTCTCCATCTAACCATATTTCTAAATTAGTTAAATCTAAAGAGGCACGATTTTCTTTTAAGTAAGCTTTGGTATAACCTGTACTTATACCAATTATATTATTAGCTATTCCAATATAAATTTGGCCATTATAAAGAGGTTGTTCTTCATATTCATTCCAATTTTCTCCATCTTCTGAATAATAACTATAAGTCATATATTCATGCGGATCATAAATAAAC